ACTACCCAGGACCTAAGATCTAGTTCGGGCGGCACAGCGTCGATCGTTGACCTAGCTGACTATTCAGACTTTGGTGCCGAAGTTCGCAGCATTGGTTCTGCTTGTGTGTACGGTAACTACGGCGCATATGGAGATGGCGATGGGGTCATAGCATATCTCATCGGACAGAACCTAGCTTATATTGGTCTAGGTAAAGACACTGATAACGATCCCACATCAGTAATACAAGCTAATGAAATTGTACAACTTAATCGAGCAAAACTCTACTATTCATCTGTAGATGCTCGAGGAAATTTCCGTATAGGTGAATATTTTTCTGTTAATCAAGACACTGGCGAAGTAGTATTTTCAAACAGTAACTTAGCTGTTACTGGTAGTATTGTTTTAACAGACGGTGTAAACACTACAACAGTTCAAGCTACAGGTATTGAAACTGGAAATTTAAGAATATCAGGCAACACCATAGAAAGCACTATTAATGAAATTAATATAACGGCTTTCAATAACGAAATTAATCTACAAAGTGACACATTTATCACAGGAAATCTTGATGTTACAGGCAATGTAACCATTGGCGGAAATATAACCATTGGTGATCAAACTACTGACACTGTAACAATTTCTGCTAGGGTTGACAGTGACATTGTTCCTAAAATTACCGATACATATAATTTAGGTTCTGATAGTCTGCGTTGGAAAGAACTGTTTACAACCAAAGTTACCTTAGACAATATTGTCATTGACGACAACAGAATTTCTACTACAGTTTCAAATTCAGATTTAGAATTTGCTGCCAGCGGCACAGGTCGTATATATGTTCCCGAAGACAATGTTTTATTAGATCAAAATTTAACAGTACTAGGAACAACAAATCTCAACGGTACAACTATAAATGGAAATGTTACACAGACTGGTAATCTAACACAGACTGGTAACACCACACAAACTGGTGATTACACTTTAAATGGGTTACTGACTGTTGATAGTCTATTGTTAGAAGGTATTGCTGTACAAGACAACAATATTAGAACTACTAATTCCAACAGCGACCTACAGTTACAAGCCAGCGGCACTGGTAACATTGTTGTTCCTACTAATGATGTTGTTATTTCACAAGACTTAACTGTTCTTGGTGCTACAGTATTAAATCAATTACAATTAACAGGGTCAATTACTGCTCCGGAATTTGGCACAGGCGACATTGTTGTATCTGGAAACCTAATAAAAACAACACTAAGCAACAGTGATTTAGAATTGTCTGCTAATGGCACTGGTGTCGTGAACATCTCGTCAAACGATTTACAAGTTACTAACGACTTTATAGTGTTAGGCAGCACTACATTAGATGATACACAGATTGATGGTACATTAACACATACTGGAACTTTAAATCAAACCGGCGATACTAATCAAACCGGCAACTATACACTAACTGGTTCAATTGACATCAGCGAAGTTGCTCAGTTTAAAGATGTACGAATCAATGACAACACTGTTAGTACTACACTAGGAACTGACCTAGTGTTAGATGCCAGCGGCGCTGGTAAAATTTCAATACCAAATAACAATGTACAGATAGATCAAAATCTAACAGTGCTAGGTGATCTTACAGCCTACAATATCAACACTATAGGTACAATGACTGCGCCTGTGTTAAGCAATGGCGATATTGAATTAGCTGGAAACTTAATTAGAACCACAACCAGCAACAGTGATCTAGAACTACGTGCCAACGGCACAGGGCAAGTACTAGTTCCAACAAATAATGTACAGATAAACAACGATCTCACAGTTAATGGAACTGCGTATCTTAACAATTCCACTGTAACTGGCACAATTACACAGGTTGGAAATTTTAATCAAACTGGTACATTTACACAGACTGGTAACTTTACACTTAACGGAAATTTATCAGTAACTGGCGAAACACAATTCTATGACATTAACATAGACAACAATGTTATTACTACCACTATTGGTAACAATGACCTTATCTTAGAAGCAGCAGGCACAGGTAGAGTTTATATTCCTAGTGATAATGTTGTAGTTGAACAAAATCTCACAGTTACTGGAAATATAACTGCTAGCACATTAACCGTAAATCAAACATTAAACACTGATGCGTTCAGCGATGGCGACATAGTCATTGAAGGTAATTTAATACAGACTACTCTAAGTAACAGCAACTTAGAACTTAGAGCAAATGGCGCTGGCACGGTTTTAATTCCTAGCAATAATGTTACATTAGGTCAGAATCTAACAGTAACAAATGCTACAACACTAGCAACTACTAATCTTGTAGGAACACTAACACAAACTGGCAATACTATACAAACTGGAACTGTAAATCAAACTGGAGCTTACAACTTAACAGGTATATTAACAGTCACCGGCGCAGCACAGTTTAAAGACATACGTGTTGACAACAATGTAATAACAACAACCATAGGTAACAATGATCTGTTGATACAGGCTGCTGGTTCAGGCAACGTATTCATACCTAACAACGACGTGTTGATTACACAAAACTTGTCTGTTACAGGAAATACTACCACAGCAAATCTCACAGCCAGCGGAGAAATAGCAGCACCTACATTAAGAACTAGTGCTATTAGAATAAATGGCAATTTAATAGAAACCACAGTATCCAACGCTAATTTAGAATTACGTGCTAATGGTACCGGCGCTATTGAAATTGAACAGGTATTTGTTAACCAAAGTACTATCAGCACTGAAAACAACGACGATCTAGTATTACAACCTAACGGAACTGGTATTGTAACTATAAATTCTACACAGAGTTTGAGACTGCCAGTAGGCACTGAGTTACAGCGACCAATTGGTCAAGCCGGTATGGTACGTTTTAATACAGATATTGGGGGGTATGAAGGATTTGATGGCACAAATTGGCGTAGATTAGACGGAGTATGGGATGTTGACAGAAACACATATATTACTGCTGAACTTACTCCAGGATCAAACGACAATATTATACGATTCTACAACAATGGTGCTTTAACAGCGTCATTGACAGCCAGCAGATTAGATGTACCAGAAGTACAAATTGACGATATTAACATCAGCGGCACTACAATATCGACCACAGCACCTGATGCTGATATTGTATTTGCTCCAAATGGCACTGGATCTACAATTATTGGCAATTTTGCCTTTAGACAAAATACGATAACTAATACAGTAGCTGATAGTGTTACTTTTTTTAATCAAACAGGTCTTGGTTATTTTAAAATTTCAGGAACTACTGGATTTGTAATACCAAGCGGTGAAGACAGTCAGCGTGGCGCATTTGTAGACACAGGGATGATCCGCTTCAACACCACAGATAACCGTGTTGAGATCTACGACGGAACTCAGTGGATTTCAGCCGCAGGCGCAGGCGGTGGCGTAACAATAACAGAAGCAGAAGATATCGCGATTAGAAACGCACTTATTTTTGGATAATACTCATGGCAACATTTTTTAGAAACAAAATTGTAAACGAACTAGGAACTACAAGAACTCGGTTAATTGAAACACAACCGGCTAGTCGTATCACAGTCATTGGATTTAGCCTTTGTAATTTAACCACAGCTACAGTACGAGTTAGTGTGCTAATTGAAGATGCTAGTTCGGTTATGGGATATTATATAAAAGATATAACCTTGCCACCATATCAAAGTGCTCGTATTGTTAACGGCGGTGAAAAATTAGTTTTAGCAGAAAACAATGCTATCTATGCGGAATCAGATACAGATAATGCTGTTGATGTTGTTGTTAGTTACGTTGAGTTAGTATAAGGAAAAATCATGTCTACATATTATGTTGGTGATGTTAATTTACAAAATCTTTTAGGAGATGGAGTTCAGCGTTATTTTTATGGGTTAAGAAGAACCGATGATGGTGATCTTTATATGGGAAAATTAGATCAGTTAAGAGCCGACGATGTTATTACGGTTAATAACCCCGGCTCTACCGAAGACAATTACAACGATTTCGAACTAGGTATTGATTTTACCGAAGGTCGAGACGTAACACACCAGTTAGTATATGCTAATATCAAATATGAACAATATCGTTGGGACGGTAGAGATTTATTTTACTATATCGACGATGACGGACAGCTAGTTATAAGAATTAATGAAAATTACACCTATCCAGCGGGTATATAAATATTTGGAATTTAAGAGATAAACAATGGCCGAATTTAAAATAAGTAGAATAAAATTTACCTGGTTAGGTGAATGGGTACCTAGTTTTAACTATGTCAAAGATGATATTGTTAGATACGGAGCAAAGTCCTATGCGTGTTTACACGGACACACATCGTCACCAAATTTTTACACTGATTTAGAAAAACAAGATACAACTACAGTTCCAATTACTGCTGATCCTCAGTGGCAATTGATGTTTGACGGGTATGAATGGCAAGGCGATTGGATTCCTAATAATTTCTATAATCTTGGCGATTTAGTAAAATATCGCGGTATAGTTTACATCTGTATTGAAAGACACACCTCTTTAAGCAGCACAGTCGGTATTGAAGGAAGCATTGTTAAATGGGCACCTTATGCCAAGTCCGAAGAATGGACCGGCGATTGGACTCCAAACACCAAATATTCAATCAATGATATTGTAAAGTGGGGCGGAATTGTTTATCGCTGTGTATTTGCTCATATTAGTGCCTCGCTATCATCCGGCCTTGAACAAAACCAAGGATCTTGGGAAGTTGTAGTTCCTTCTGAGCAATGGAAAGGCAATTGGACAGTTGACACACAATACAAAGTCAACGACATAGTAAAATACGGAGGCATTGTTTATCGTTGTAGCATTGCTCACACATCTTCTACAACTGTCGATAATGGACTTGAAATTGATTTAGATTTGCTTGATAGCACATTAAGTAAATGGGAAATTGTTCAAGAGGGCATTGAATATCTAGGCAATTGGATTCCTGAAATTACAGGAGTTACACCTTCACCCGGGTATAGATATAAATTAAATGATGTGGTAAAATGGGGCGCAGGTATTTGGATTTGTTCTGAAGGTCATACGTCAGAAGATACGTTCGATCTTACAAAATGGATTATCTACGTACCAGGATTTGAGTATGATAATACTTGGGAGTCTACAACAATATATCAAAAAGGTGATGTAGTTAAGTATGGTGGTTATTCATATTATGCTATTCGAAATAACACAAACTCAGTACCATCGACTGCACTTGGCGACAGTACGTTAGACAATTGGGAATTATTAACCAAAGGATTTAAAATACAAGGCGAATGGGCACCTGCTATTGTTTACAGAGTAGGCGATGTTCTACGTCGCAGTGGTCAATTATATGTTGCGGTCCAAGACACTGCTACAGACCCTAACGATGATTCTATTAATTGGGAATTAATTATTCCTGGCGAAAAATGGCAAACTCGCTGGCAGTCTGGTGCTAATTATGTTATTGGAGATATGTTAACTTTTCAAAGTAACACATATCGATGTTTAGTCAAACATACTTCTAATTTAGCAACAAGACCTGATGTTGATGCTGGCGGACTATGGGCGTTAGTCAACGAAGGTGATGAATTTAATTCTCTAAGAGAGCAAGGCGATTTAAAATTTTATGGAGTAACTGAGGACGGATCAAGTATTGGAAACACTAATCTTCCAATTGGTATTGATGGTCAGGCCTTACAGGTAACTTCATCTAACGAACCGGATTGGGCTTCATTCCAGTTAGTAGAAAAAGTATATTACGTAAGTCTTGACGGTGTTGATCAACCAAACTACGGCACAACAATCAATGCTCCTTGGCGTACGGTCAAATATGCCTGTGACAGTATAATAGGACCAGCTACTATTTTCATTAAAGTTGGTGTATATTCTGAACAATTACCAATTAAAGTACCTAGAGACGTTGCCCTTGTTGGTGAAGAATTACGTAGTACAATAATTGAGCCAGCGCAAGGATATGCGTTGTCTAATATGTTCTATGTTAACAACGGAACAGGTATACGAAATATGACGTTGCGTGGATTAAACGGAACACTGGGACCATTTAATCAATATCTAACTCGACGACCAACTGCTGGTGCGTATGTTTCTTTAGATCCAGGTCTAGGGCCTGACGATACTTCGGTGTGGATTATTAACAAATCATGTTACGTTCAAAACGTAACAACATTTGGTAACGGATGTACAGGTCTTAAAATAGATGGAGCCATACATCATGGCGGAAACAGATCAATTGTTGCCAACGATTTTACACAGGTATTGTCGGATGGCATTGGCGTGTGGTGTACAAACAAAGGGTTAACTGAGCTTGTTTCCGTATTCTCATACTATGGACATATTGGTTACCTAGCAGAAAATGGCGGAAAAATTCGTGCTACTAACGGTAACAGCTCATATGGCACTTACGGTTGCGTTGCTGAAGGGGTTGCTGAAGATGAATTACCTATTAGCGGAGTTATTAATAACGAAACGCAAGAAGCACAAATTCGAGCTGCGTTTTCAGGTGAAGCCAATGATGAAATATTAAAATTAGAATTTTCAAATGCTGGCCAGAACTATACTTCTGCTAATTTTGCCTTTACTGGATCAGGAGTCAATGCTCAAGTAATTGGCGACGAAATTAGAGATAACGCAATTTTTGAAGCAAGGATTTTAGATCCTGTTGATTCTACTGGCAGTGTTGGAGGCGGTGGCTACATATCAACAGGTAACAATGCTCAAGCAGGTGATCCTTGGTCTGTAACGATTGCCACAGGTGATCAGAATGATATCACTACATATTACGGTTGTAGAATTATACTTCAAAGTGGTACTGGAACTGGTCAATATGGTAAAGTTGTTGCCTACGACACTGTGTCTAAAATCATAAGTGTAGCTAGCGAACACTTTCAAACTATTACTTCTACAGCTACAAGTGTAACAAACAATTTAATATCTGCCGACACATCGTCATTGTATGTTGGTATGCCTGTGTATCTTAGTTATGAAACTATAAACGTTGTTATTACTGCTACTTCTGTAGGAACCAATCGTGTAACATTAAACAGCAATGCTGGTCTTGTTGTAGGAATGCCTATAGAATTTGAAGGCCCAATAGGTGTAATTTCAGGAGCCACAGTATATTATGTTCAGTCAATTATACCAGGCGGCACACAAATTACAATAAGCACAACTAACGGAGGTGGTGTTCTTTCTTTAACTAATGCTACTGCTACAATTAACGGTGTTGCTGGCGGAATGTTAGGAGGGTTAACTGCTGGTCAATTGTATTATGTAATAGCAGCTAACTTTTCATCTACACAATTTGCTGTTAGTACAGCACCTGGCGGTACAGCAGTTACATTAACTACCCAAATAGGATTAATGTATATTGATCGAGCAGGATGGAGTCATGTCAATGCTGGCACTACAAATATTGCCTTATTAGACACAACATCAGTATATCGTATAGAACCTCGCCCAACATTTAGTTTGCCACCTTACTCTGAAGTGGGACTAACAGTAGCAGGTACGGGACTAACTTGGGCCGATGCTGTGTATGGATCAGACAAGTGGGTGTTATTATCGCAATCTGGAACTGTGCTAACATATGATGGCAGCAATTTTTCAACAGTTACTTTACCAACACCAGCTGGCGGAGTTTACTCATCAATAAGCTACGGTGGCGGCAAGTTTGTAGCTATTGCCACTAACGTAGATAGCGTAGGTAATCCAGCAACAACAGCGTACTCAGCTAATGGGTCTAGTTGGACAGGCGGTACAATGCCTGGTACAACTACAAATTGGATTGACATCACATACGGTGGCGGCAAGTTTGTAGCAGTATCAGCAACATCAGGAACTACGGCTGCGTATAGTTTAGATGGTATATCTTGGTCAAGCGCATCTTTACCGTCTTCTGGAATTTGGGCATCAGTGGCGTATGGTGCTGGAAAATTTGTAGCAATTAGAACTACTAGTTCAGTGGCCGCATACAGTTCAGATGGAATTGCTTGGAGTTCGTCAACTTTACCAGCATCGGCTACGTGGACTTCTGTGACTTTTGGCAATGGTAGATTTGTTGCTGTTGCTTCTGGTGGTACTAGATCCGCTATTAGTTTTAACGGGATTGATTGGAGTGAATCAATACTACCAGTATCAACTAATTGGTCTAAGGTGTCCTATGGCCAAGGTCAATTCTTGGCAATATCGTCGTCTACTACTGCTACTGTGGCATTTTCAGATGATGGTTATTATTGGGAAGCCAAAACAGTGTCAGGCAACATTGGAAGAAACGCAGTAGCGTTTGGAAACCCTAATAATATTGGAAGATGGATAACATTGCCAATTAACGGTAACAGCGCAAACAGTATAACATATGGTTCAGCAGCCCGCGGCCGTGTTGAAGTCAACGGCGGCAGAATATCGTTAGTAAAATTATGGGATCCGGGTAGCGGTTATATAGGAACAGAACCAACATTAACATTAACAGATCCTAATATAACATCATCAGCAAACTTTGAATGTCGATTGGCTACAGGTGTGCTTGGAAATCCAACATTTATTAATCGAGGCATTGGATACAAGACTTCTACTACAATAGTAACTGTGTCGGGTGATGGCTTTGCCAACATATTACCAGTTGGGCAAAATCTAATTCTTGATAATGTTACTAGAATTCCAAGAACTGGCGCAAACCTTACACTAGATCTTATATCTTGGGAAACCAGCAATATGCCTTCAAGTAACTTGTGGTCTAGTGTTACTTACGGAGATAAATTTGTTGCGGTGGCCGGAGCAACAGGAACACCAACAACTAGCGCAGCATATTCTACTAATGGATCGTCGTGGTTTTCGTCAACCTTGCCAGCATCAGCAGCATGGTGCGGTGTAGCATATGGTAACGGATATTATGTAGCAATAGCGTCCGCGTCAACTGAAGCAGCATATTCCGCAAATGGAATAAGTTGGAATTCAGCAGCATTGCCAGCAGGAAGAAATTGGAAATCAGTAATTTTTGGCAATGGTGTATTTGTTGCGATTGCTACAGGAACTAATAAAGCAGCATACAGTGTAGATGGACAAAATTGGTTAGAATCAAATATGCCTGCTACTGCGGATTGGACTGGCATTGGGTTTGGCAATGGTCTGTTTATGGCGGTTGCCTCTGGTGGTACAATCGCGGCAACATCAAGTAACGGTATTAACTGGAACGGCAAAGCATTACCTAGTACAAATTCTTGGAGCTTGGTATCATTCTATGCTGGTCAATTTATAGCGGTAGCAACAGGATCAGACAAACTTGCCTACACCACAGACGACGGTACTTCGTGGAATGAAATAACATTGCCAACTAGTGCTACTTGGTCCGCGTTAACACACGCAAACGGAAAATATCTTTTAGCCAGCAGTATTGGAGACTTTATAACATCTACTGACGGGTTAACTTGGAAAACTCGATCGATTGAGTTGTTATCAGTAAAATCATTTGCTGCCGGAGCAAACGTATTTGTAGCAGTAGGAACAGGGCCGTTGTCAGCAGTAGCACCTGACGGTTCTACTGATATTGTTTATAGAGTTTTAACTATTTCATTACTCAGTGGAACGCCGCCAACAGCAAGAGTTGCTATACGAGTAAGTCCAGCATTTACAAGAACAAATGCGCCGATCACTGGAGTTGATGTAGTTATACGAGAAAAATATAGTCAAGTGCGATTAACTGGTCACGATTTCTTAGAAATTGGTACTGGAAATTTTGTTGATACAAACTATCCTTTAACCTCAGTTAATAATTTCCAACCAGATAAAGAAGTATACTATCGTGGTGGCGGTCGTGTATTTTACACAAGTACTGACCAAGACGGTAACTTCAGAGTTGGTGAATTATTTGCGGTTGAACAAGCAACAGGTGTTATTACAATTAGTGCTGATTATTTCGACTTAAGCGGATTATCAGAAATTAGATTAGGCGGTATTAGGGTAGGCGGTACAGGTGTAGTTATTCGAGAATTTTCAACAGATGCTACATTTACCGCAGATTCAAACAATATAGTACCAACACAAAAAGCAATTAAAGCCTATATTGGCCGACGTATTTCGGGCGGTGGATCAGATGCTGCAACAGGTAGACTTATTGCTGGTACAGTATCTATTGGGCCTGACAGTATTGGAAATACCACAGGTATTAGGAATCAAATGACAGTGCCAGTGCTGTTTAAAAAGGGACAGGGCGGTTATATGACCGCTTGGAGCATGTTTGCAGACAGCTTTAATTCGCAGTTAGATTGGCAGGAAGTGGGTAGAGATTTAGGATAAAGGGCAGTTTTAGGGTATGGATAAATATACTAACATCATAAGCGGAGTGATTGATGGCTGAGTTTAAATTAGGTAGAATACGATTTATTTGGAAAGGCAATTGGACTGCCGGAACCGCCTACGTCAAAGACGACGTGGTTCGAGTAAACGGTAAAGTCTTTATTTGCGTTATTGGCCACACTGCCGATACTGATTTCTATGTAGATTCTGAAAATGTTCCAGCAAGATGGAATCAAATTGCTGACGGTTCAGAATGGCGAGGAGATTGGGTAACCAACGAAGTTTATTACAAAAACGACATAGTAAAATATGGCGGACAAGTGTACATCTGTACAGTTGGTCATACATCAGCAGCATCAATTACATTAGGTTTAGAAACTGATTTAAATTTAGGTGATAGCACATTATCTAAATGGGATCAATTTGCTGAAAGTTTTGATTGGAAAGGCGATTGGTCAGCAGCTACACGATATAAAGAAAACGATATTGTAAAATACGGCGGCAATCTTTATCTTTGTAATCTAGGACATACATCTGCTTCTACTATTACTCAAGGTCTTGAGGGTCTAGGTCGAATAACTCCGGGCATTCAAGAAGATATTGGAAAATGGGATATCTATTCTGAAGCATTTGATTGGAAAACTGACTGGGCTGTAGCTACTAGATACAAAATCAATGACGTTGTTAAATTTGGCGGCACTACATATGTTTGTAATCTAGGACATACATCTGCCGCAACATTTACTCTTGGCCTAGAAGCCGATCAATCCAACTGGGATTATTTTAATCAAGGGATTGAATATCTAAGCGATTGGGACAATTTTAACGTTGATTATAAAATTAACGATGTAGTAAAGTATGGCGCAAGTCTTTGGATATGTACAGCCAAGCATACTTCTAGCCTAACAACTACATTTGAAGCTGATGAAGATGCTGGTCGTTGGGCTAGATTTGTTGAAGGCTTAGAGTTTGAAAGTTCTTGGAATACACTAACTATCTATCAGCCAGGCGATGTGATTACCTACGGTGGTTTTGCTTATATTTCTAAAACAAACCATAGCGGCATTGCTCCTACAACACCAACCACTGGTGCTGTGAACTGGGATTTATTTACAACTGGTTTTAAACTACAAAACGATTGGAACTATTCTTTAGATTATAAGATTGGCGACGTAGTAAGACTTAATGGTTATACATATACTGCTATCGTTGATGTTCCAAACATAGTAACCACAGCAACTGCAACAGACATTGCTACAAAACGTATCACAGTAACAGATACTACAGGATTTGTAGTAGGCATGAGTGTGAGATTTGGCGGCACTCTATTTGGAAATTTACAAAACAATGTCACTTACTATGTAAATTCAATACCATCAGGAACAGAATTTACGATTCGTGTAACAGAATCTGGATCAACACCTGTTGATGTTCAATCATCAACAGGATCAATGACTGTTACAGTAACACCACAGCCACCAAACGCTAGTTATTGGTCAAGATTAAACAGCGGCATACGCTGGTTTGGCCAATGGCAAGACGATTACGATTATGTGTTAGGTGATGCTGTTAGCTATGGACCTAACAGCTATATTTGTATTAACCCACATCATTCAGAAGGGGACGACGGGTCTACATTAACTGTAGGATCTCTAACAACCAGACCGGACGTTGATGTTTCTGGCACATACTGGAATGTATTAACAGTTGGTAGCGAAACAAATGTTCTAACTACACAGGGCGATATTGTCTATTATGGCGGCGCAGGCCCTACAAGATTACCAATTGGCGCAGATGGTCAAGTGTTAGTAGTCAACAATGCTGCGGCACCTCAATGGAAATATTGGGGACTCATTGATCAATTATACTATGTTGATATCAACGGTACAGACAGCCCAGCGCCAACATGGGGGATCACATTAGACAAACCATGGAACACCATACAATATGCTTGTCAACAAATTGAAAAAGGCGCACGAAATCCTAATGCTGCCTATGCTTTAGAAATTAATAGACAATTTATTCAACGAGAAACTGTTGAATGGATTGATTATCAACGAACAAATAACATTTCTCCGTTTGTTTCTGGCTTTACCTACGACAAGACTAAATGTGAACGAGATGTTGGTTATATTTTAGATGCGTTAATTAAAGATGTACGTCAAGGCGGTAATGCTAATACACGTAGAGCAACATTAGAGTATATTAATAATGCTCCAAACGTTTATTCTTTAGGTCAAGAACAAGAAACTGTGGCAGCTCTTCAGTATGCTATCAACACATTGGCAATTGCTGCTGTGTTAACTGGTACTCCGCCTGCTGCTAATTACCAAACATTAAACGGCATCTCAGTTGGCAATAGAATCTTACAAATAACAGGCCTAGATGACACTGAACAAGATGCTTTAAATCAATTAGCTGATCTAAAAGACATAGTGTATGTTAACGTATTAGCTGGTACAACAACAAATTTACCATTAGAAGTACTACCACAAAGAACTATTCTAGCTAAGACTGGTGTGTATTATGAAACACTGCCAATTGTTGTGCCTATTAACACAGCAGTAGTTGGTGACGAACTACGATCAACAAATATTAGACCAGCAGCATCGCAGATTGGATCCGGTGATGTAGCTAAGAGCCTTGATGCTCTGTCACGAATCAGCGCAATAATCAGTGATATTGTACAGGGTAACACAGTAGCAAAAACAACAACAGGTTCAAATCCTAACACAGTAGTTCAAAGTCAAACTAAACCGTTTGCTACCGCTACTCAAGGAACCCTGTTAACAGGTTTAATAACCAACGCAACAGCATATATTAATTTTTATATCAACGCAACCGGATCTGCTCCTACAATGTCTGGCAGTAACAGTCCAGTGTCATCATATGATGTATATGCTGCTGTTCGTCAATTAGAACTTAATAAAGACTTTATCATTGCTGAAGTTCATGCTTACATAGCATTAACATATCCTTCATATACCTACACACTAGCTGCGTGTGCTAGAGATGTTAGCGAATACATAAATGCTTTCAAATATGACTTAATTTACACAGGCAATTACGCAACATTAGTTACTGCTCAATTATACAAAAACGGTGTAACTGGTTCAATATCAGAGAATATGTTCTTTGTAAGAAACAGCACCGGTCTTCGTAATTGTACTGTACAAGGCCTAACAGGAACACTTGGAGCTCCTAATGCTTTTGGAACTAGACGACCAACTGCTGGTGCTTATGTTTCCTTAGATCCAGGTTGGGGGACAGGTGATATAAGAGCTTGGATTACCACAAGATCATGCTATGTACAAAACGTTACTACCTTTGGTACAGCCTGCGTTGGTCTAATGATTGATGGCAATTTACATGCTGGTGGAAATAAATCTGTAGTTGCCAACGACTTTACACAGGTATTATCAGATGGTATTGGTGTATGGTGTACGAATTTAGCTAGAACAGAGCTTGTTTCTGTGTTCTCATATTATGGACATATTGGTTATCTAGCAGAAAACGGTGGTAAGATTCGTGCTACTAACGGTAATAGCTCATATGGTACATTTGGTTGCGTATCTGAAGGTGTTGATCCAACAGAAACTGCTATCACTGGCACTGTAAATAACAGATTTGAAGAAGCAGCAGTATCAAAAGTTATAACAAACAACAGTTCAATTCAACGTGTTGAATTTTTAAATGCTGGTAGTGACTATACATCAGGAACATTTACATTTAACGGCGCTGGTATTAATGCTGAAACAGTTGGCAACGAAGTTCGAGACAACGCTGTTTTTGAAGTAAGATTGTTAGACTTAGATGATAGTTCTGGACAGTTTGGCGGTCAAGATTATGTCAGCGTTGAAAACGTGGCACAAACTGGATCTAGCACATCAATCACGTTAGCAGCCACAGACGCAAACACTAGTTCTGCTTATGTTGGAATGAGAATATTGTTAACAGGCGGTACTGGTCAATCACAATTTGGTTACATCAATTCTTATAACAGTGGTACTAAAGTAGCACAGATTTACAAAGAATCAACGGGCACAGCAGGTTGGGATCACAGTGTTCCAGGCACAACAATTACTGCGCCTGATGCGTCAACACAATACATTATTGAACCAAGATTAACATTCACAGCACCGGCATTTACTGACACTGTTACTAATACACTACCAGTAACAGTTGGCATTAATGAAGTGATATATGCTCCAACAAGATCGTCACACCCAGCAACTTCAGCTACAGGTGGCGCAGGCACGCTGGCAACATTTGATGTTATAAGAATTGGATTAGTGTACACAGTGACTCTAAATTCAGGAGGGTCGGGATACGTTGTAGGAAATACTCTAACGATTGCAGGTACTAGTGTTAACGGTGCTACTCCTACTAATGATATTACAATAACTGTAACTAACGTCACATCACCTGCTGGAGTTATCACAGGGTTTACTTCTAGCGGGTACGCTCGTGGTGGCAATTACGTAGCTGTTCCGATCAGCGGCGCTTCTGGAATGTATTCGCAAGATGCTGTAACATGGACATCAAGTACATTGCCAGCAACTCAAGCATGGTCCAGCGCAGCATTTGGTACAATTGGCTCTACAGAATATGTAGTAGCACTGCCAAGTTCGGGATCAACCTCGGCGGCATCAAGTACCAATGGCGGCGAAACATGGGCATTAGCAACATTACCACAAACTGGAACATATACAGCAGTGGCATTTGGTAATTCAAGATTTGTTGGAGTACGCAGCGATTCCGCTACTCCAGTAGTTTCGACAAACGGTACAACATGGGCAAACGGTTCTAACACATTGCCGACTGCTACTAGTTGGACTTCGATCACATACGGCGGCGGGAAATTTGTTGCTGTAGCAACAGGCACTAACACTGCCACATATAGTTTAGACGGTATAACATGGGCTTCTGCTACATTACCATCTAGCACTACATGGTCAAGTGTGTCCTATGGTAACAACAGATTTGTTGCTGTAAACTCAACAGGAACAGCAGCCGCATACAGTACAAATGGTACATCATGGACCGCTGTAAGTTCGCCTCCAGGTGCTAACAGAGTGTCTTACGGTCAGGGAGTGTTCCTTGGAACACGTATTGACTCTGCTGGTACTTCTATTTGGACTTCACCTGATGGTATAGTATGGACTACACGAACCGTGACTAGCGGTCGATATGCTAAACCTGCTTTAGGAAATTCAAATTGGACTCCTCGTTGGGCGTTGATCAATAATACTACAGGCACTACAGGAAGATACGTAGTTGCTGGTGCTACAACACAGGCAAGATGTACAGTAACTGACGGAAAAATTACAGAAATTAGAATTGTAGAACCTGGTAGCGGCTACTCAAGTGCTCCTACTATGACTGTTACTGATCCTAACAATACCTACGAAGTGCCATTTACAGTGAGAACAGGCCGTGGTGCTCTAGCAAATCCATCCTTTAGTAACAGAGGAACTTTATGGGTAACTGCTACAGCAACAATTACTGGTAATGGATATGCTGATTTATTCCAGCCTGGCAGTTATGTTGACGTTAAAGATTTGTTCAGCGTACCAGTAGCAGGCTCAAACGTTGTATTCTCAAGCCTACCAAACAATTATTACAAATTAGTTACAGTTACAAATCTAGCAGGTACTGGACCTTATACTGCTAGATTACAGGTTAGCCCTCCAATAACAATCGCTGAAGCACCTGCGCACAACGAATCTTTTGAAGCAAGAATTCGTTATTCACAGTGTCGTTTGACTGGACATGACTTCTTAGATATTGGTACTGGTAACTTTGCTAATACCAACTACCCAGGATTGCCTTTACAAAACCCTGTTCAAGCATCAGAAACAGTGGAAGGCGGCGGAGGACGAGTGTTCTTTACATCAACAGACCAAGACGGTAACTTCCGTGTTGGTGATCTGTTTACTATTGAACAGGCAACAGGTACTGCTAGTTTGAATGCTTCAGCGTTTAATTTAGCTGGACTACAAGAACTTCAGTTGGGTTCTGTGGAATTAGGAACTGGCGGAGCAACAATTACTGAATTTAGTACAGACCCGTTCTTTACAGCTGATTCAGATAGTGTAATTCCAACACAACGGGCAATTAAAGCGTATATTGCGTCTCAGATTGGTTCAGGTTCTAGTACTTTGAACGTAAATACACTTACCGCAGGTTCGGTATTTGTATCTGGGTCAACTATTACAACAACTACTGGATTCAAAATTACAGTTAACACTAAATTTGAATTTACCCGTGGAATTGACGGATACCCAGTAGCAATGAATTTGTTCTTACAAGGATAATGGAGATTTAAATGGCAACAGGAAGATTAGGAGCATCAGACCTTTCAGCAGCGACAAATACGTCGCTATACACTTGCCCCTCAGATACATTTGCGGTTATTTCAGTATCGCTGTGTAACAGGGCTAACCAAGCATGTAATATACGTATGGCAGTGGCTAATGCTGCTACGCCAACAAATGCTGAATGGATAGAATTTGACACGGAACTTTTAGGTAAAGGTGTGCTTGAAAGAACTGGTATAGTCATGGACGCAGGCAAAATTTTGGTGGTTTACAGTAACCAAGCCAACGTTAGCGCAGTGGCGTTTGGACTCGAAACATCTACGATTTAAAATAAATATTCCATAGGGGACATAAATGGGAAGATATATTACAACAACTGGCACAGCAGGCACTACTATACGTGAAGTTAGCAGTGCTTTTAATGCTTCAGTTAATGATCGAATTTTAGCAAATTCGTCAGGCGCTGCGTTTACAATTACGCTGCCATCGTCATCGACGTTATTTTTGAATGACACAATTCAAATTATTGACATTGGCGGTGTTACAGCAACAAATAACATCACTGTTGCTCGAAACGGAGCAAAAATACAAAACGTAGCTGACGATTTAACAATTGACATTAACGGGTCTATTATTACTTTGACATATACTGGTTCGAGTTACGGATGGATTGTATCATCGGCTTAATGATGAAACTAATGTTTACAACAAATAGGAAGCGAGAAAACTATGCCTGTATCATTTAAAAGCCTGATAGGGACCAAAACAAATAGTTTCTACACCACTAACGGTGATGAAAGCAATTTGGAAAGAGGTCGAGTATGGAGCTATACACCAGGTAACGATTTTTCACAGTTTGCCATGTGCTGGATTGCCCCGTCCCGCGGTACTGCTGTGATTGAAATTTGGGGTGCTGGCGGAAGTACTGGTCGCATGTGCTGTTGTGGAGGTGGTACTCCTGGCAACGCCGGAGCATACTCTAAAAAAACAATTAAGATGGAAGCTGGTTGTTTTATCTGCGGATCAGTGGGTTATGCCTGCGGTAACGATGCTATGTGCTTTAGAGGTTGTTCAGATCCAACAGGATTATATTGGTACGGCAATTGCGGTACCAGCGGTTGCATGTGCGCTCAAGGTGGCGCAGGCGGCAGAAGTATGTGCTCTACTGGTACATCTTTGTTCTGTTGCTTTGTAAACCAAAGCCATTGTTTTTCTGGACCATACAATGATAACTGCGGATTGATTTGTAACTACTTCGGTGGTATTTGGATTGCCTGTGCCTACGGCGGTGATGTTAATCGATGTGGACATTTTTCATGTTCACTGTTTGTTGGCTGCTCGCCACAGTGTCCTTGTTCATTCCAATATTTTATGGCTACACCTGCTGGTCAATTTGCCAAATGTGGCGGAGTTGTTCAGTTTGGTGTTGAAGACGGTAATGAGTTTTCAAACTGGTCAGGGCAGGGCCCACACCAACATCAAGCAGGATTAAACGGATTATCTAGAAAACCCAATGGCGGTGTGCCTTGGGCATACTGCTGGGGAGCTGGTGTAGGTTGCGGCTGTTACGAAAACCAAGGCTGCTCAACAAACATGCCACCGGGTCATCCTGCTATGGCTGTTCACCCATGCCCTGGCGTTAGAGACAACGGTAACCGCGGTGGTCACGGCGCAATAAGAATTAAGTTTATCGAAGGAATTTAATATGCCAACGTCGTTTAGATCACTAACAAGAACAAAATTAAATTTTATTGCTGACGAAGAAGAAAATCTCGAACAAGGTAGAATTTGGGCATTTACTCACGGCAACGTAAGAACAAAACACTGTACAGGATTTTGTTGGACTGCTCCTAGCGCAGGATGTGTGACATTAGAAATATGGGGTGCTGGCGGCAGCGGCGCAAAAATGTGTTGTTGTGGTGCCGGCATTCCTGGAAATCCAGGTGCTTATTCTAAAAGATCATTTGTCACAAACACAGGTTGTAAAATCTGCGGTGATGTAGGTTTTAGTTGCGGCAACGCCAATGACCTTTGCTTCCGTGGCTGTTCTGAATCCACGCAGGTATGCTGGTTCAGTTCAACAACTAATGGTTGTATGTGCGCTCAAGGTGGGCGTGGAGGTACTAGTTACTGCTCCACTGGTACTGCTTTATATTGTTGTTTTATTGCTGGTAATTTTTGCGGAACACAAGTTGGCAGCCCAGGCTGTGGAATTATATGTAATTATGGTCCAGGCACCGGTACTTGCTGTGCCCAAGCCTATGGCGGTGATGTAAACTGTTTTGGTGGATTTAGCTGTGTGAGCTTTTTTGGTTGCTTGCCAACATGTCCTTGTTTGTTTCAATACCACCATGCTATACCAGCAGGCAGATATGCGCAAGATGGTGGTGTTATTACGTACACTACTGATGCTGACAATGGTGCTGAAAACTGGTCAGGTACTGGATTAAACGGATTTTTAGTTGGACTTGGTGTTGCTGGAAAAAGTCCATCACATGGATACATGAATAATAACTGCTGGACAGGCGGAAGATCATGTGGGTGCTATGACGGTCAAGGTTGTATAGTGTTTGTGCCGCCCGGGTTTCCAGGAAGACCAGGAAAGGGATGCCCAGATGTTCGAGATCACGGCGGCCGTGGCGGACATGGTGCTGTGCGTATTCGATTCGTTGCAGCAGGAACTCGAAACAATTTCTTAGAATAAAGAGAGAATACAGATGCCAACGTCGTTACAATTATTAGTTAGATCAAGATCAATAGCTCGAGAAGAAGAGAATATCGAAAAAGGTCGTATTTGGGTATATACTCCTGGTACATTTTACACAAATCTTGTTAACGGATTTTGTTGGCAAGCACCAGGGACCGGAACTGCTGTTATTGAGCTATGGGGTGCTGGCGGCAGCGGTGGTCGTATGTGCTGTTGCGGTGGCGGCCTTCCGGGCAATGCCGGAGCATACTCAAAACGAACCATACAGGTATGCGCAGGAAAATATGTGTGTGGCGGCCTAGGATTTAGCTGCGGCAACGCAGACGCTATTTGTTTCCGTGGTTGTTCAGACTCATCGGGATTATGTTGGCAGGGTGCTGCTAGTACCAATGGTTGTATGTGTGCGCAAGGCGGCGCTGGCGGAAGATCATTCTGCTCAACAGGCACATCAATGTACTGTTGTTTTGCTGCTAACGGGTTTTGTGCTCGTGGACCATACAACGACAACTGTGGGTTAATCTGTAACTACTTCAGTGGTATTTGGATTGCCTGTGGTTACGGTGGCGATGTTAACTGTTGTGGACAGTTTAGTTGTACTTCGTTCAACGGATGTCAACCAAGTTGTACCTGCTGTTTTGCTTATCACATAGCCACACCAGCTAATTTTTATAGTTGCTGCGGCGGGACTGCTGCTTATCAAACAGAAGATGATAACAGACATACCAATGGACATAACGGTCAAGGTAAGATGCAGTCTATAAACGCAATCGCATCATTGAGCAGAAGCCCAACTACGGGAGTTCCTCACAGTTATTGCTGGCGTTCAGATCGTGCTTGTGGCTGTTACGAAATGCAGGGTTGTACACCTTATATTCCACCAGGAACTGGCGGATGGGCACCAAGACCATGTCCAGATCACAGAGATCACGCAGGTCGTGGCGGTCACGGCGCTGTACGCATTAAATTCTTTTGATAAATAGATTTAGAGGATAATTATGAGAAAAGCATTTACTTTTTTATTACCAGATGAACCATATAAAACAACCACTGTTAACAATTATACAGTGAATGCTGTTTATACAGGTCCAAGATATCTTGCCCTATGCGTAATTGACGCTACTGGCGAGATCAAATATATTGCCAAACGTGCTGACACTGAAGCAGAATTAAATTTTGAAGCATTAGTCGATGACGATCCAGAAACTACTTTTATTAAATTAGACGCAGATGTGCACACATATCAAGCAGCATATTTGACCAATTCCTACGAATACGCCCAAGAAATTTCAGATTACGAAGAAGATGTCCCTGGCGGAAAATACACATATCAATACGATCAAAAGCAAGGCGCATTGGGTCAATGTCGTTGGGTTAATGACTTGAAATACGTTGACGGAAATTACGTAGGTCCAAGATTCCGTGAGCATGCCAATTCTAGAGCAAGTTTTTTTGAAAGTATAAAACTTGTGATTCCTGCGATTGAAAATGCTATTTCACAGCGTGTTGAAAATCTTTATACAGACGAAGATGTTCAAAAATTAGAAGATCATTTAGATTTTTTAAAAAATATTGAAACAACATACGCAGGTGTTGACCACTGGAAAATTCCTTTCCCAAGCGATTTGCCAAATTACTATTAAAAATACTTGAACCAAGATTAGGTTCTGTGTTATTATTGTTTGATACATAGTAACACAGAACCTATTTTCTTGGAGTATAAATGGAGAAACGCTCTAAAGCATTTTTTATCAACGGCGGTGCGGGCCGTATGTTATGTTCAGTACCCGCATTTGAAAAATATGAACAAGAGTCCGGCGATAAAGATTTTATCATAGTCTGCGAAGGCGGAACGGATGTGTTCAAAGGGCATCCTACCTTAGATTCTAGGACCTATGATGTTTGGCACAAAAATCTTTTTGTAGAAAAACTCAAAGACAAAGACATCTATACCATAGAACCTTATCGTGTTTGGGAATATTACAATCAAAAATGTAGTATTGCTCAAGCAATAGATATTGAAATTAATAAACAAGGTATTAGAGAATTATCAAAACCCACACTACGACTAAGCAAAGACGAGTTAATTGCTGGTCGTCAATTAATCAGCGAAGTTAAAAAGAAACTAAAAAAAGAAAAAGTAATAGTATTCCAGCCATTTGGCCGTGGCATTGAATATCTCGATGAATCATTTGTAGACAGAACTTCTAGAAGCATTGAATATAAAGATGTTAAAAAAATAATTCAAAAACTTCAAGAAAAGGGGTTTGCTGTAATAATGATGAGCGAAATAAAACTTGATTTAACTCAAGAAAAAAATATCAAAGATGAAATAGCATTTCCAGAAAATGTATCAATTAGACAATGGGCTGCTGTGATAAAATACGCTGATCACTTTTTAGGGTGTGATAGTTTAGGACAACACCTTGCTTATTCTATGGATAGGCCATCGACTGTAGTGTTTGGCTCTACGTATCCTATAAATGTTTCTTATCCTAACGCTAAGAACTTTAATATTTTAGACATGGGTGAAGAACTTCGAGAATACAGTCCTATTAGAATCACTATGGATGAGCGCATTGATAGAAAACATGAAAGTCTTATGACAATGACTCCTGAAATTATTGACTATGTAGTTGACGCTGTAATAGGAAAACATAAAAAATGAACACTGAACAACAAGATTTAACTCCAAAATTAAAAACAGGGTGGATAGCAGCCATAGCACGTGGCCATAACTCTGGAGTTTGTTTATTAAAAGACGGAGAAATTGTATTTTCTATAGAAGAAGAAAGATTGACACGCCACAAGTACGACGGCGGCCCATATGCTTCTATAATGAAAATTTTAGAGTATACTGATAAATTAGATTATCTAGTCGTTGCTCACACACAGAAATTAAATGATACTGCTGGCCGAGTTGACTACACCGGAGACGATGTGTATACCGGGCTAGCTCGTAAAATGGGATTGATTGATCGAAAAGCCAATCTCTACAATCACCCACAGGTCATTGATCTTAGCTTTTTACATCATAAATTACATGCTGCTTGTGCTTTTTACAGATCAGGATGGGAAGAAGCTGTTTCTTTAATTGTTGATGGTGCTGGAACATTCATTCCTTTATCCTATGATAATCAACAGATATGGAGTTACGAAGTAGAGACAATTGTTGACTGTGCGTATCCTTCTCAATTTACTACCTTATACAAACATTACGGTGTGCGTGAAGGTATCCCAGCACAGTATTATGACAAACTTCCTTCTGATCAGTTTGGCGAAGCTGGAGAATTTCATCAAGCATGGGTTTCTGACCGAGCCGGTATTGTTAAAACCTACGAAGGTGTTACAGAGTACTGCGGCTTTACTGCTATTGAAGCAGGAAAGACCATGGGATTGTTTCCATACGGTAAGCCTAACGATAAGATACCTAAGTTATTTGAATCAAACTCAAAGTTTCCTGTTTCAAACAGAAACTTAATTGTTCCAATGTATCCATCGAGTTCAACAGTTAACGCAAACCTTTTTGATTTTTTAGATGAAAATCCAGAAGATGAAAAAACTGATGTTACTACTTTACAGAATCGTAGAGATATGGCCTACGCTGTACAGACTGAAACACAAGAACAAGTTTTAAAATTAATTCGAAAAGCTTCTGAAATGAGTGGTAAGAAGCGAGTAGTGATCAGTGGAGGTTATGGTTTAAATTGTGTAGCCAACTATTATTACTTAGAACATCTTAAAAACGAAGGTATTGAAATTTATGTAGAACCAATTTCAAACGATGCCGGTACTGCGATGGGAGCAGCATTGATGTTTTGGCATGCCTTAGACGACAACATGACAATTCAAAAACTCGATACGTTGTATCTTGGACCAGTTCATACATACACACAATCTGAAATTGAAGAAAAAGTTAAATTTGCTGGAGGCAAGCTGACTGATGCCACACACAAAGATGTTGTTAAACTGTTACGTGAAAAGAACATTGTTACGATATTTCAAGGACGTTCAGAAAACGGTCCAAGAGCATTAGGCAATCGTTCAGTGCTTTTTGACCCTACATTTCCAGATGGCAAGGACTATGTAAATCAAGTAAAACATCGCGAATACTTCCGACCATTTGCTGGCAGTATTTTAGAAGAAGATGCGCACGATTGGTTTGATCTACGTGGAATGAAAAACAGCCCACACATGATGTACGCTGTAAATTGCCAGCCCGGTGTTGAAGAAAAGATTCCAAGTATTATTCATGAAGATCATACTTGTCGTATTCAAACAGTTAATCCTGAGCAAAACAAACATTATTATGATTTGATCAAAGCATTTAAAGACGAAACTGGAATCCCTATTTTGTTTAATACTAGTTTTAATTTGGGCGGAGATCCGTTAGTTGAAACTCTAGATGATGCTATAGATACGCTGATGCGCAGTGATATTGAATATTTGTATTTGCCCGAATATGGCAAGCTAATAAAAATAGAAAACAGCTAAAAACACCCCCGCAAGGGGGTTTTTTATTATATTCAAAATCTGTTAAATACATAATAACCTCGAGCGAGCTATGGCAGATTTTAACAAGTATTTTGTACCTAATGTAAAAAACACCCTACAAGTCAAAAATGGGGTGAATTTTCTTCACAAAGGCCCATGGATACAGATCTTTGATGATACTGAAATCGACAGATGGTATGTTGGCGATTTTGCCAGCGCCAGCTATCAGCTTTCCATCGAGTTTAATTCAAACAAAAAAGAAACACTACAGGTATTAGTTGTAGCTAGACCAGATTACGCAAATTATTCTATTATTGGTCGAGTTGCCATCGACGACGAACTTGTAGATATTTCAGCTACTGTTAATAACAGCTATCTTAGTTTAAAATTGTCACCTAAAATTCCAGCATATCGTGGAATGAAAGCAATTTATAAAGCAAACTACTCAGGTGTTTTAAACGAAATTGAACGTCCGGCCACTCCAACGTTTTTAGTACCTTCGACAGTGCCTTCAACACCGGGCACTGGTGGTGGCGGTGGGTCAAGTGTAGACTTAGGTTCAATCACACAAGACATTGTTCCGTCAACTGCTGGCTCTGTAAATTTAGGATCTTTGGCAAATAATTGGAATGACCTGTATCTACAAAATTCTATAGTGTTAAACGGTGCTGTTATATCTAGCACAGGATCAAATGCTATCGAATTACCATTTGGATCTACTATTGGCGGCACAGCATTAAATTTCTTTTCTAGACTAGCAGTTTCAGGCGAAAGCGATGTTGTTGCTGAAACACCAAACGACACAGTTACACTAGTAGCAGGAACTGGCATTAGCATATCCACTGACCCACTAACTGACTCAATAGTAATTACAAATACAGGTAGCGGCACTGAAGGCGGTGGTGGCGGGGGCGGTAGTACATCATTGTCAAACTCATTTACAACTATAGCCGTGTTGGGCCAATCAAACGTAGTTGCTGATACTCCGTCAGACACGTTAACTTTAGTAGCCGGCAGCGGAATGACTATATCTACTAATGCTGCTGCTGATACTATTATATTTTCTTCCACAGGTGGCAGCGGAGGTGGCAGCGGAGGTACAGCAGCATCTGTGCTTGTTCAAGAAATTACAACAGGAATATTTCCGTTAGTAGTATCAACAGGAGTTGATTCTGTATCAGGACAATCTCTGTATGCTGACACGGCGGTAACACTAAACACTGCTACAAATGTTTTAACTGTTACTGCTACACAAGCACAATGGGCGGACTTAGCAGAAAATTATCAAGCAGATTTTAACTATGCCCCAGGGACTGTGTTAGAATTTGGTGGCGAATACGAAGTAACCGAAGCCACAGACGAAACAAGACGTGTAGCTGGAGTAGTATCAACTAGCCCAGCACATTTGATGAATAGTAAATTGATTGGAAATAATGTTGTTGCCATTGCTCTTCAAGGTCGTGTCCCATGTAAAGTTCGTGGAAAAATTAGAAAAGGCGATTTAATGGTAAGTGGCGGTGGCGGATACGCAAGACCAACACAGGATCCTAAAATTGGCACAATCATTGGAAAAGCCCTAGAAGACTTTAACGATGTTGAAGGTGTTATAGAAGTGGTAGTAGGCAGGCTATAAATACTCTGGATAAATTATGACTGTAGGACAAAAAGCATTTAAAAGTGATTTTGGGTATCAAAGCCCGGGATTTTCTGTTGACGATCAAGGAAACTTAATTGCTAATGATTTTATTCTTAGCGGTTCTGGTTCATTGTTTTCGTCTGGCGGCACCTCTTTAAACAGTATTGTAATAAACAGCAGTCTAAGAACATTAGGCACACTGACACAATTACAAGTCAATGGTGATGTATATCTTAAAAATAACAATGTAAGCAGATTATCGATTGTATCGGGTCGTATTGTTATAAACAGCCAGACAGTAGGAACTGTTGACAACGTAAACATTGGTACGATAGCTCCCGGGACTGTGTCAGCATACCAAGTAAATTTGGTAAGTAACGGTGTTAGTCCAGCTGGTTTGAATATAGATAATGCTGATATATCTGCGTCAGGCGCGGAAGTTAACGGAATTATGACATTTGTTGACGGACTAGTAGTACCAATACCAACAACAGCAACACAAGCAGCAAGAAAAGATTATGTAGACAACTCAGTTATCGCTTTTGCGGTAGCATTTGGAGCCTAAGAGAGAAACATGGCAAAGAAAAAGATTAACAATTACGTATTTAGACCGGGCATGAGTTACTTAGGTAACTTAAAACCAAACGCCTACGCCAGTATATTAGCAAATAGAGAACACTTAAAAAAGGAACTGTCGGGTTTCATTAATCGTCGTGTTACTGTTGATACTGCGTTTCAATATTATCCAGAAGCAATTCGATTATTAACTAATAATAGAACCTACATGCAATACGAAGTTGTTGCGTGGATACAATATCAAGTTGCTAATAATATTGCTCCGTTTGTTGGTTATACCTACGACAGTGCTAAATGTTTAAGAGATACATTGTATAATATCGATGCGTACATCCATGATTTACGTTACGGCGGCAATGAAGAAACAAGAAGGATCGCAGGGTTTTATTGGATTGGGTCAACGCCACAAATTGACGGTCCGCGAACTCCAGAAACTGCAGCATATACATTTCTAAGATCGTTAATCAACAACTATATTTTAACTAGAACAGCAGCGCCTTCATATCAAGGCACATATTCTCAGTATACTACAAGTCCCTCGGCAGAATCTCAAGTTGCTTCAAAAGTTACAGCTCTAACACAGATAACCATTGATGTAATAACCAACGGTCTAAGTTCTTTACCGGCTATTCAATACAAAGCATCTACCTATGAAAATTACACATATAGTGTAGAAAAATGCGAAAGAGATTTTGGTTTTGTTATTGACGCATATCTAAATGATTTACGATATGACGGTACCGAGGACACTACTCGTGTTGTTAAATTATATTATGACGGCGATACACTTCAAGTTGACGGCAGCGGCCAAGCAGAAGTTGAAGCTCATCGATTTATTCGTGAAAGAATAAACTCAAATATTATACAAAACGTAGTAGGCACAGAAGATTATACAGAAGCCGTGCGACTGTTGACCGAAAATAAAACGTATCTTCAATACGAAGTTACTGCTTGGATTCAAGATCAAATAGACACTGCTTCAAAATGTGTTCGAGATATTGGGTATCTTATAGACGGTGTTCAATATGATGTAGTGCTTGGAACAAATTATAACGCAGTCTTTTTAGGTCTAGCTGAATATAATTCTTTAGACAACGATTTTATTGTGTTAGATACTATTCGACGAGCAGGATTAGAAGTAGCAGACCTAACAGCAGTAGCAGCAAGCACCGCTGCTACAACTAGAGCAACAACATTTTTTAACGAAGTTCGTGACATTGCTACTAACGGAAGAACTGCTGCCGATGTAATAACTTTCACAAACCCAACATCAGCTACAGCTAGTCAAATTGCTGCCAAAGACAAACTAATAGCAAACAAAAATTTCCTAGCTGCCGAAGTCAATGCTTGGGTAGCTGACACATATCCGTTACACGATCATGACGAAGCAAAATGTACACGAGATGTCAAGTATGCCATAGACGCTATTTGTTACGACATACTGTATGGTGGCAATTCAGCCACATACGATCAGGCTAAATTTTTCTTCTATGGATTTGCCAGCGGCGCACCTGGAATCGATCCAACACATAGATTACAAACTGTAGCAGCGTATGGAAGATTAAAAACAATTATAGCTCAGGTAGTACAAGGAGTTCCAGTAATTAAAACAACTACTGGTTCAACTCCAAATACACTAACACAGGTAACTTCTGGTGCTAACGCCAGCTCTGGTGATGCTACTACTATACAAACATTGGTTCAAATCACTGCCGATGTTGTTAACGCTACGACACAAGCAGCAGCAAATTTAATACTAGCATCTATACCCAGAACCTTACCAAATGTTTCGTGGGCACCTACCGCATTACAAAATGCGCAGTCGGCAATAGCAGCCGCAAAAACAACTATTGTTAACGGTGTTGTAGATTTCAATGGATTCACTTACGATCAAGCCAAATGTATTCGAGATGCTGGCTATGTGATAGACGCTTATATCTATGATCTACGATATAACGGTAACGAAGAAACTTATCGTGTTACTACAAAATATTATTATGGCAACGAAATACAAGTTGACGGCGATAGATATCCAGAAGCCTATGCTCATACTTTCTTAAGAAATACTATTAACAATTACATATTACCTCGTATTGTTGCGCCGTCTTTTCAAAATGTCTACACACAGGTAACAACTTCTCCGTCGGCCGAAAGTGGTGCTACTTCAAGAATTACTGCTCTATCTGATGTGTTGATTAATTTGTTGTTAAATGGAACTGGATCATTGCCAGCAATATCATATAGAACTGTTCCATATCAAGTGTTAACTCCCCAAGTAGTAACAGTTGGTCTAACCCCAGAAACCGGAGCAGCAGCAAAAATAGTCGAATTGTCAAATATTTTGTTAACATTAATTCCTGGCGGTCTTAGTGTATTGGCAACACCAATATCAAGTACATATGGTCGACTTAAAATTCAAGGCAAATATACTACCGATGATTTTTTACTGATCACTAATACGTCAACAAATAATATTATCTACAATTTTAGTAACATCGACACCGGTGGAACTATTGAACAAGAAGTACTAGAAGACGACGATTTTGTTAAGTTTTTACAAACAACCGATGGAGTCACATCGATTAAACTTAACTACGACACGTCGTCAATGAGCAGCAACGATGACATACAAATTTTTGTTGAAAATTCAGAACAGATAGTAAGACCTTATGATTTTGGCACTGACGCTATTGAACGGCATCGTGTGGCAACACCGCAAAGTATGTTAGATGCTGACTTTGAATACGGTCTCCAACCAACTAAGTGGCAGGCTATTGCTGTAGCTCGAGGTTATCCAAGTATATACGAAATTCCAGGTACTGATCAAGATGTAACCAGTATTTTGTCAGACGCTTCTGCTGGAACTAGTGGCGTTGGCGGTTCACTGATCACTGTTACAACTAATTCATCACATGGATTTAGTGTAGGAACTCCAGTTACTATTAGAGGACTAACGCAATCAATACCTAGTGTGTCTAGAGCAGAAGGTTCTTTCGTTATCACAGCAGTTCCAACAAATAGAACATTTTCATACTATGCCAAAGCAAGAGTCGGAACAGCAAACCCTACAGAGCTGTCAACGACCTTTGCGCAAATTAGACAGGGCGGCTTTTATACCGGTGCTGAAATTGGAACCCCTGTATTCACAGTGACTAGTAATGGTACTAGCGGAACATTATCTACAGCTTGGAATATTGCCACAAGTTCTAACAGAATAGCATTTACAGGAACTGCTCCGGAACTAGGAGCACCAATAACAGGCACCGGCCTTGGTGTTGGTTCACAGGTAACTTCAATATTGGGCACCGGCGGTGTAGTAGTTACTCCGTTACTGACTGCTGATTATCCAATAGGCACAACAGTAGTGTCTGTGTCCAGCACCAGTAGTGTACAAGTTGGACTTGGAGTCAGCGATGGCTCAGGCACAGCAACATTTGTTACAGAAATTAACGGATTAGATCTTACATTATCAAGACCTTTAGCAGCAGCTATCAAAGGAAACACAGTTACCTATAGTGGTATATCTGGGACTAATGTCGTAGGTATAGGTAGCAGCGCAACCTTTGATATTACTAGAGATAATACAACCACTTACTCATCAATAATTCTTAATACGCCCGGCACTGATTATGCTGAAGGCGACACTATTAAAATATTAGGCACTGCTCTTGGCGGCACATCCACAGCAAATGACCTTTATTTAAACGTTGAAACAATTGGCGGTGGTGGATCTATAGTGAGTGTATCTGTTATTGAGGGTGAGGCAAATCCTGTAGCTAATCAAACAGTAACAGGTGTTGACAACACTGTTTATACCACAGCAGCAGCAGGAACTGGAGCAGTATTCCAAGTAACAAGATCAGGTAGTGCGTACACTGCTGGCATAACAACAGCAGGTTCAAATTATTCAAACAGTGAAACTTTTACAGTTCCAGGAACTGTGTTTACCCTTGGAGCAAGTCCAGCAAACGATGTTACTATAACTGTGTCACAGGTAGCAAATTCGTATACCAGTATAATACAAGATTCTACAACTGGCGTAGGCAGTGCTGCACAATTTTCAATATCAAGAAACGGCACTGTGTATTCAGTGACATTAACTAATCCGGGCTCGGCATACATTGACACCGAAGTGCTGACAATATTTGGCACACAACTTGGCGGAGCATCGCCTGCTAACGATCTAACAATCAGCGTAGTGTCTACAACGCTCACTGGCGGCATATCTACATTTACAAGTTCAGGATTGGCCAGCAATTTATCAGGAGCAATCACTGAAGTTGCTGTAACAGGTACTGGAGCATATCAAGTTACCTATACAAATATTGGTGGTTCAAATGTAGCAGCTCTGGGCACATCGGCACAATTTACTGTGACTAGAACTGGTAGCACCTACAGCTCAATCACTGTTAGCAACGGCGGAACAAATTATCGTGTCGGAAATAAAATATTACTTAGCGGAACCTCATTGGGCGGCGCAACCCCTACCAATGATGTTGAAGTAACTGTTGGCACAGTATCCACAGGTGCTATTGTAGATCCTATTTTTATAGGTACACATACTGCTTCTGCTGGATTTACGTTTGCTTTATATTCTTCAATCACAGTCAGCGAATTTACCACAGCAGTAATACCGCAATCTACTACATTGTCGTTTGCTGCGTTGGCTACTATTCGAGTAGACTTTTTAGCAGCGCACGGAATACCTCCAGGTGGAGCATTTATTGTAGTTCCTACGTCGGATAACGGCTCAAACAATCACACACTAGCTGGCGGCTCATACACAGCAACATCTATACCAACTGCTACTTCTTTAAGTTATCAAGCTAGAGCAGCTGGCTCGATTTCAGGAACAATTACTGGAAGAATTTATGCAAGACCAGATTCGTTCTTTACACATAGACCATTTGATGGCGGTGTTCAATTGGGCACAGGCGGGCCACAACACGGAGTACAAGCAGTACGTCAAAGTAAAAAGTATATTCGTTATCAGTCTGGTAAAGGTATCATGTATACCACTGGTGCGTTATTTGCTCCAAGTTACGATATACAAAATATTGTTGCCGAAGGTGTTGAAGTTGGTTCAGTGATTACAATTACTTTAGATGAAAACGATCATGGTTTTCAAATTGGCGCAAAGGTAAGAATCACTGGAGTAATAACACCTGGGTACGACAGTAACACAGAATATTATCCAGACGAAGATTACACAGTTACTGAAGTTGTTAGCGAACGAGTATTTCGTGTAACAGCATTAAGAAGACTAGGATCAAAAATTCCAACATTAGGATTTAGCTGTCAAGTATCTACCTTAAATTGGAAAGGTGCTGTGGTAAGAGCAGGTGCGTTTGATGATCAAAACGGCATGTTCTGGGAATACAATGGCGACGAACTAGCAGTAGTTCAACGCTCATCAACCAAACAGCTAGCTGGAACAATCACTGCTGTTCCAGGCAGTAACACAATCATAGGAACAAACAGTCGTTTCTTAGATCAACTTAAAGCTGGTGATTTTGTAGTAGTCAAAGGAATGACACATGTGATCACCACAGTGGCCTCAGATACATCTATAACTGTTAATCCAGATTTCCGTGGTGTTAGCACAGTAACAGGCAGTAAAATATGTTTGGTTACAGACAAGCGAGTGCCTCAGCATGAGTTTAATCGAGATCGATTAGACGGTACTGGACCAAGCGGCTACAAAGTTGACATTACAAAAATGCAGATGATTGGTATCCAATACACTTGGTATGGTGCTGGATTTATTGATTTTATGATACGTGGTAGCGATGGTAATTTTGTGTTTGCGCATCGTATGCGAAATTCCAACGTTAATTCAGAAGCGTTTATGCGTACTGGTAACTTGCCGGTGAGATATGAAGTTGCTAACTACGGTGCTGTGTCACGATTAACCAGCAGTATTTCACCTTCGGCGTCAACAATACCTGTAGAATCAACAGAATTTTTTCCGGATTCGGGTGTTGTGTATGTAGACAACGAACTTATATCTTATACAGGAAAAACAGCCACAACCTTAACTGGCGCTGTTCGTAGTGCGCAATTAAGTAATTTCCAATCAGGAGCATTAAGAAGTTACAGAGCAGGAGTTGCCGCTGACCATACTCAGAAAACTGGAGTCATTTTATTAACAAACACTACAACGCCGTTGATTAGCCACTGGGGTAGTGCGTTTTTAACTGACGGAAGATTTGACGAAGATCGAGGATATTTGTTTAGCTATACATCAACTGGTAACTCAATTTCTACTACAAAGAAAACAGTGTTTTTGATTCGATTAGCACCATCTGTATCAAACGCGGTGGTGGGAGACTTAGGGGAAAGAGAACTGTTAAACAGAGCTCAGTTACTGCTTAACGAAATTTCTATTGCGTCAGACACAGGCACAGGTGGTATCGTGGTTGAAGGTGTATTGAATCCACAAAACTATCCGTTGAATCCGGGCGACATTACATGGGGTAGACTAAGCGGTCTAGCTCAAGGTGGACAACCAAGTTTTGCTCAGATCGCTCCGGGTGGTTCTGTTAACTGGGCAGGCGGCGGATCTTATACATTTACCACAGCTACTGCGCTTAACACAGTAACTGGTAACGCTACTGTTCCTACAGGTACTGCCTTTAACAGAAGTTCTGGAACAACTATTGCGTATGTTACAAGAACCAGTTGGGACGGTATTGGCGCTGTAGTAGGTCAAGCAGTTTCTGATGCCAAATTTCCATCAGGAACTACAGTAACCGCTAGAACACTTAGCCCAACACCTACAGCAACTACGTTGCCGCAACTATCATCTTCAGCACAACGAGTATTCACGATAGGGTCTGGCAGCTTTGTATTGTATTATTATCAAGCAAGTTGGGCAACATTACAAGGATCAACTACAGTAACTGACATTTTTACCAATGATACTAGCTTGTTTGCTGACGGCACATACGTAACAGCCGTAACAGGACCAAGCGGCGGCTATTATACTGTTTCTTTCAGCACCCCTACACTAAGAAACAGTAACAACAATGAGTTTAATTCGTTTAGATTTGCTGGTAATAGAGCTATTGGAAATACCATACATTTCTTCCAACAAGCTAGCTGGGCTGCTTTACCTGTTGATGTTATCGCAGGACAAACAACCAACGATGGCAAGTTTAGTGGTGGAACTCAAATTAGTTCTGTAAGTACCCTAAGAACATTTGCGGGAACTAGTTATTATGCTGTGACTTTTAACGCAGGAAATACTGCTTTAGTTTCTGCCAGTGGTACTGTGACGTTTAATACAACGTTGTATTACACACTATCGTTTAGTAGAGCATCAACATCTGCGGTTAATAACACTAATAATATTACATTTTCGTTGGCACAATCTACTGCTAATACTTCTACAATTTACTTTACACAAGCAAGTTGGGAAGCATCAGGCGCAGCAGCCAACACTGAAATTGCTACAACAGAAACTAAGTTTCCTGCTGGTACTCGTGTACAATCAGTAAGTACTTTACAAACATTTGCCAGCACGACCTATTACACTGTTACGTTTACTCAGACAACAAACGTTGTGATAACTGGCGGCAATACAGTACAGTTCCAATTTGGTAATCCGCCTTATGCGTTACCGGGCGAAACTATATTTTCGTTCATTACCAATCCGGGCTCTACAGACGCACTGAGTTTGAATAGTTTGAAAGAATTAACAACTACAGCACTTGGTGGTCGTGGCACATTCCCAAATGGTCCTGACGTATTGGCTATTAACGTGTATAAGGTATCAGGAACAGCGGTTCCGGCAAATATTATTTTGCGTTGGTCTGAAGCTCAAGCCTAAACCGTTGACATCTTAGGGTCATACCGTATAAAATATAGTATGACCCGAATATTCGTTAACGGCACTTTTGACATTTTACATATTGGACATCTAGAACTGCTGAAATATGCTCGCAGTTTAGGTGACCATCTCACCGTTGGCATTGACTCTGATGCTAGAGTATCCAGGCTCAAAGGCCCAACTCGACCAATAAACAATCAACAAGAACGAACAACAATGTTACAGCATCTACGATCAGTTGATGATGTTGTAGTTTTTGATACAGAACAAGAACTAGTTGATCTTATTGCCAATTCGGATATTATAGTCAAAGGCAGCGACTATCAAGGAAAGCCTATTGTAGGCGCACATGTTAGTAAGCAATTAGTATTTTTTGAAAGAATCGATGGATATTCAACAACAGAAAAAATTCAAGATATTATTGATCGGTGACAACTGCCTTGACATATATCAATACGGCACCGTAGATAGAATCAGTCCAGAAGCCCCTGTGCCAGTGTTTAAGTTTAGCTACGAAGAACACAGTCCGGGTATGGCTGGCAATGTTGCTTGTAATCTAAAAGCACTAGGCTGTGATGTTGACTACTTACACGGAGAGACTAGTACAAAAACTAGACTTGTAGATATTCGCAGTAAACAACAGATTGTTAGAATAGATAATGATGTTGTTTCACAACCTATTGAATTTGAAACAGCAATACCTAAAATCTATGATGCTATTGTTATCAGCGACTACGATAAAGGCACAGTGTCTTACGATATTATTGAAGAAGCTATTGCTACTAGAATGCCTGTGTTTGTTGACACAAAAAAAACAGATCTAGAACGACTTCAAGGTGCTTGGGTTAAAATTAACGAATTAGAATACAGCAAAATTAAATCTGAGTGTACAGGATTAATAGTTACCAAAGGTGCTAAAGGCGCAGTAATACCACATCATGAATTTTCTTCTTCTGCTCCTGTGGTTGAAGTAGTGGATGTTACCGGAGCTGGAGACACATTTCTAGCTGCGTTAACGTATATGTATCTAGAAACAAAACAAATTACATCTGCTGTAGATTTTTCTAACAAAGCTGCGTCAATAACAGTACAACACGTAGGTTGTTATGCTCCAAATTTAAAGGAAATAAAATGACACAATTACAAGGTTATCAAGAAAAAGGGTGGGGTTACGAATTAATATTTGCCACCAACGAGCATTATACAGGAAAAATTTTATGCTTTACAAAAGTAGGTGCTAAGTTCAGCATGCACTTTCACAAAGACAAAGTAGAAACTTGGTTTGTTAATACTGGAAAATTTAAAGTTCGATGGATAGATACTAGTAACGCAATCCTTTTTGAAAAGGAACTTAACACCGGCGACACTTGGCATAATCCTCCACTTCAGCCACATCAATTAGAAGCACTAACACCAAACGCAATGATTTTTGAAGTAAGCACTGCGGATTCTGTTGAAGACAATTATAGAATTATTCCAGGTGACAGTCAAGTAGTGTTGCCCGCAGACGGTGAAGGTACATTGTCATGAACATCTATCTAGACATGGATGATGTAGTTGCTGATTGGTTTGGCTACGCTAGAGCCTATCTCAAAGAACCGTTTTTTAAAGATGGCGACTTACTGCCTGAGACAACTTGGCGTAGGCTCAAAGATGATCAGCGAATGTATAGTAAGCTGCCAATAAAAGAAGGAGCTCACGAATTAGTAAAATGGGTCACTGATTATAAAACAAAAACAAACTGTGGATTGTATTTTTTAAGTGCTATTCCTAAAGGCAATGACATGCCATGGGCTCCACAGGATAAAGTATTTTGGGCATTTGAAAATTTCCCACACATTCCAGTATTTCTTGGTCCTTACAGCTATGAAAAACATATGCACTGTCGTAACGTAGGCGACATTCTAATTGACGACAGGACCTCAAATTGCGAAGAATGGATTCAAGCTGGCGGCCGAGCACACATTTATAAAGATTGGCCTAATTGTAAAACTTGGCTGGAGAAGACCCTAGGATGATAGTAGTTACTGGCGCAGCGGGATTTATAGGATCTAATATAGTTCATGGCCTAAACAAACTAGGACGCACTGACATTATCTGTGTTGACAATTCTCGTGCTAATATAGAGTTGACCTATGACAAATGGCTTTCTATTGACGAGTTTTATGAAGAATTTAACAAATGGAATAAAGTTGAGGTTGTTTATCACGAGGGTGCGATATCTAGTACAACAGAACGTGATAAAAATCTAATACACAGAAAAAATAAAAATCCCACAGTGTTTCTTATAGATAAAGCAATCGAACATGATTTTCTTTTATCATATGCTAGCTCTGCTAGTGTGTATGGAGCCGGGCCGTTGTTTAAAGAAAATCAATCTCTCGATCCTAGATCTTTGTACGCACAAAGCAAAGCCGACACAGATTACTATACCGCTATCAAACTATTAGAAAATCCTAGAGCTAAGTTACAAGGCTGGAGATATTTTAATGTATATGGCAATGGTGAAAAGCACAAAGGAGCGCAGGCAAGTCCTATACACAAGTTTTCTCAACAGGCACAGATAGAAGGAACTGTGTTTGTATTCAAAGGCAGTGAAAATTTTCTAAGAGATTTTATCTGTGTTGATGATATTGTTAATATTAAATTGTCAGTAGGACACTGGCACAGCGGTATATTCAATTTAGGCACAGGCACAGTTATTTCTTTCAAAGATGTAGCTGAGCTTGTTGCTAAAAAATACAATGCTTCGATAAAAGAAATTGAATTTCCTGCTGAATTAGAAGGGCAGTATCAGACGTACACCTGTGCTGATATAGAAAAATTAAAATCAGTGATTGGGGATTACCAATTTATTTCGGTAAAAGATTTTCTAGATCGACTCTAAGTTTGTTGAGTTCGGCTCGAGCGTCGACATGAAAAGAATAATTAATTGGAGCCCAAGCAACGTTTTCCAAAGTGTCGTCGATTCTTTTTACAGCATCTGTAAATCGACGAAAAAGTTTTTCAGCTTGAGCTTTTTTGTCGCCGTCTAATTGATCTATAACTTCTTTAAATCGATCAAAATCTTTTTTAAACTGAGCATTATTTTTAATAGTTAAGAATGTCATAGGTCTTTCCCCATTAATAATATTGTGTTTATTTTGGTTTGAATTATTTTATTTGCCAGTGTTGCTTTTAGCCCACTGTGTAAATTTTTTGGAAGATTAGTCAACGTTGCCCAGCAATAAGTTTCATCGTTGCTGGCTGTGAAATCATCGTTGATCAAACAGATGTATGTGGAAAATTCAAACCCTTGATCTTGACTCAAATATAATTCTATTGGAATTAATTTTGATTCTTTATCATAGTATGATTTGATAACTGGAGTCGCATCTTCAATAACAGACTGTGATCGAGTAAATGTAGGCACAATCCATTTTCCTTCGTTCAACAGAAGAAAAATTCTAGAAGATTTTTTTGAAATAAAAAGTATACCGGCATGTTTCTGCATGCTAATATGTATCAACCTTAAAGATCAAAACTCCAATATCCGGCAGTGTATTCACCTTCAAATGACTTGAGCCACTGTTCTCCATCCCACTTATATTGAATTTTAGTTCTTAAATTAGTAACATAAGAAACAGTATCGACGCTGGCCGAATTAAACGATACTACCCAATTTGTGCCGTTCCACTCAATTATGTCATTAGCTTTGGCTACAAGATCAACGTTGGTAACGCCTTTCCACCCATCAGCACCATCTGTGTTATTTTCGTTGCCAATGTCCTCTAAGATCAAATATCTAGTTCCTACAGGGATATTTGCTTTAGATTCAAATGCGGTCAACGGATTAAATGTCTGTGGATTAATTATTGATGTAACATGAGTTAGTGTATTGGTTGGCAATGTTCCAGAATCAAATGACACAACCAAGTAGGTTGGATCTAATTCGTTGACTGAGAATGTGCCTATAATTTCGCTGCCATTTGGTTGTAAAAATCTAATTCTACTAATATCAGCTTTATAACCTACATACTGTAACAATACTTTATTCCAGTCAATGCGTTCGCCTTGTTTGACTCCCATTTCTAAACCCATTTCTTTAATGGCTTCGTTGGGATCTAACACGGACACATAATAGGTGTTCATATCAACACCTGTTATTGATTTATCAGCAACCAACAACACACCGTATTGGCCAGGGGTTACTATAGATGCGTATAAGTTAGCCTCTGGACCGTCAGTGATATCAAGATTAAATGCCAGTTCATTTACAGGTCTTAATTCGCCGTCGGCATTAAACATATTCATAATAATGTTTTGTATAACACCAAGTTTTTTAACTTTAGCAGGCGGGCTAATGTATATAGGCATTTCAAAATCTAAAGTACAAATATCAATTTCGTCTTCAGTGCCAGCAGGTATTGTTCTTGAACTGAATGTTGAACTAACTAAATCAATGACACTTAAACTAGTCCAATCAATATAGTTGTCTGTGGTTTGTACTTCAAGACTTGGATTAAACAGTACTAGGATTTGCTCTAACAGTTGTAATTTTTGATCTGTGTTTGAAGACCATATGTCAGCTCTCATGCTTAACTTAAACGGAGTAGGCATCAAACGTTCTACGGTATACCCACCGCCTTGATAATTTTCATAAAGAGGTTTTCCGTTTTCATCATATTCACTAAACGCTCTTTCTCTTATGTTAACTTTTGATACAAAACTAGGATCAGCTAATCTTGATCTGTCTATTTCTAGACTTGTGATATAACATGCCACACGTGGCACAGATGGTAATTTGTTGCTGGAATTTTCAGCAATAATACTGCCAACTTGTCTACTAAGGTCACCGTAAAGCACAGGCACTTGGCGTAAGGTGCCGTCACCTGACTTGTAATTAAAACCTATAAAGATACGCATAAACTGAGTAACGTATCGTCTTATCTGTCCGTCGTAGAAAAAATCCATTATTCGTCTGCCTTAGGTCTTAAAGCCTTGCTAAGGCTTTGCTTCTCTGGTACTTGTTTGCCGTCAATGGTATTGACTTTGGTATTATTAATAAATGTTCCTCGCTGATTTAATCTTGGCTCAGCTGACTCAGAACCGTTATTGCTCATGGTCATACGCACATTATCTTCGTACTTGACCCAACGTTTGCCATCGTATCTAAACAATCGTTTAGGAAAATAATCTGTTCGTAGACAAAATTGCCCTTCTACCGGCGATAAAGGAAATGCTATACCGCTGGTAAAGGGAGCACCGTTTGGTGGCAATGCTTCTTGGTGATAGCTATCATAACCATCTTTAACTGGATGAGCTACTACATAACTAGCATCTACGCCTGCGTTTGGATCGTCATTGTCAACCGTAACTGCTTCGCCATCGGCGGTTACTAGTTTTATTTTACCATTGTCATCTAACGGAACAGTATAAAACATAGAAGTATCATATCCACTTTTTGGAGCATCGGCTTCTGCTTGATCTAAAACTGCCTGTGTTATTTGCATTTCAGTTTCATAGGTACTCATTATATCTCTAAGAGTATCGGCATCTCGATAGTAAGTGGTATTTGGTGGAGTGACACCTGTGACTTCTGATATCACTGTGTATTTTCTACCGTCTGGTCCTGTTACTACATCATCTGGATAATAGGTAGTTGTAGATGACCACCCGCCTTTGTAATTTTCAGTATCGGCAATGCCGTCTAAAATTTGTTTAAACTCTTGACTGTCTACTAACGGTTTACATTTTGCTCGATATAGATGAGGATACCATGTTGCTGAGAAACCTTCAGCTGCTCTATTAACTTCTTGTATAACATAAAATCTTTTAAGAGCAAACTTAAGATCATTAAGAGCATACTCGTCCTTAAGATGCGGTAATTCTAATACATCGCCTGCCATAATCTTACGACCTAATTTTTCTACAGTATCGTTAATATGGAAGGTGATAAAAATTGTATCGTTTTGTAAAAATAAACCAAATTGACTTAGGTTAAAATCTATGTCTTGAATATTGTATATGCCTCTCATTACATAAACATCAGGGTCATACTTGCGATCACGATTTTCTAAAAATAACAAATCTTGTATTTGAAGCTCAGGAATACCGCCTGTGTATTGCGGAGTCGTTGGTGTACTTTCGCCTGGTAGCGGAGCGCCTGGTCCTACGTATTTGTGGACTAAAACGTCGGTTCCGCCTACTTGGAACATTTCCCAAATATTGCGATCAAAGAACCTATAATCGTTGCCCTTTTCGGGCTTGTATAATGAAAGTCTTGGCATAGTCATATATTTACCGCAGCAATAAATACTAGCATGAGCCAACTAGATCAAGAAAAACAAAAAGTCTACGATTACTGTAAAACTATGCTGGGCGACGGTATGGTTGACGTTGAACTAGACCCAAAACACTACGAAACAGCACTAGATCGTGCCCTTGCTATTTTTAGACAGCGCAGCGATAATTCTGTAGAAGAGAGCTTTGCTTTTTTAACACTTCAACTTGACCAGAACGAATACATACTGCCCAAAGAAATACAAGTAGTACGTGAAATATATCGAAGAAGCATAGGGTCAAAATCGGGTGGCGGCAACGGCGGTACTGTTTTTGAACCATTTAACTTAGCCTACACAAACACTTATTTGTTATCATCAACAAACATGGGTGGGCTTTTAACCTACGAATTATTTGCCCAATATCAAGAACGTGTAGGTAAAATGTTTGGTAGCTTTATTCAATTTACTTGGCATGCGCAAAGTCGTAAATTAACAATACATCAAAGACCAAGATCCGACGAGGAACTAATGCTTTGGGTATACAACACACGCCCAGACCACGCTATACTTACAGACACTTACGCTAATATCTGGATCAAAGATTATACTTTGGCTAATTGTAAGATGATGTTAGGTCAAGCTCGTGAAAAATTTGCTGGCATAGCTGGTCCACAGGGAGGCACACAGCTAAACGGAGCGGCCCTCAAACAAGAAGCTGCTGCTGATATCGAAAGACTAACCGCAGAATTAGTTAACTATGTTCCAGGACACGCCAACGCAGGATATACATTTGTGATTGGCTAAGCCACACTTGACACAGAACAAAAAGCCCTTTATTATATAACAAATAGAGGGCTTTTTTATGATCATAGGAATCTGCGGTTTTATTGGTACTGGCAAAGACACCATTGCTGACTATCTGGTAAACTTTCATGAGTTTCGTAGGGACAGTTTTGCTAACACGCTTAAAGATGCTGTAAGTGCTGTATTTGGTTGGGACCGAGTTATGTTAGAAGGTCGTACCAAAGAAGCTCGTGAGTGGCGTGAGCAAGTAGATCCGTGGTGGGCAGAACGTCTAAACATGCCACATCTAACTCCTAGATGGGTACTACAATATTGGGGCACAGAAGTTTGCCGCAAAGGTTTTAATGACGATATTTGGATTGCTAGCTTAGAAAATAAGCTCAGTAAAAGTCAAGATAACATTGTAATCAGCGATGTGCGTTTCCCTAACGAAGTAGCAGCTATAAAACGTGCCGGTGGTATGGTCATACGAGTAGTTCGTGGCGATGAACCTGTTTGGTTTGACACTGCTAGACTTGCTTGCCAAGGCGATAAAACAGCGTTAGAAACAATGGCAACTGAGCATCGCATTCACGCATCTGAATGGGCTTGGGCAAACACTGATTTTGACGTAGTTGTTGATAACAATGGAACTATTGATGACCTGTTTAAACAAAGCGAACTACTGGTTAAAAATCAGCAGTTAGATCTCCTTGTTTCCATTTAATACCTTCTTTGGCTAATATTCGCTGACAGTTAGCACAGACTGTTTTAAGATTGCTAGGACGACAATTATTAAGATTTTCGTCAACATGATATACCGCAAAAACTTCTTTATGTTGAGATTTAAATCCGCACTTGTCGCATTGTGATTTTTTTCGATATCCAGCTCTGTGCCATTTAGGTATTCCAAAGAACTTGCCTTTTTTTAAACAAGTTTCACACATGGACCTGTAGAAAGTTTTACCATTTTTATGGTAGTTAACCGCAGAGGGTCTTAAACCGCATTCGCATAAAGGTCTCATACAAATACTTACCCTTTTCTTTCCCTTTCCTGAGGGTTATAACAGTGTATTTTTGGCAAACGGCGCTAAATATCTATACAAAGTTTTAACCATCAGGAGAGAACGGCATGGCCCTAACATCACCAGGCGTACAGGTTACAGTAAATGACGAGAGTTTTTATACCCCAGCAGAAGCAGGGACAACACCTCTTATTATCGTAGCCACAGCCCAGAATAAATCAAACGCTAGCGGAACTGGCATTGCCAGAGGCACACTCGCAGCAAACATTGGAACAGTATATAGAGTTTCAAGTCAGAGAGAACTTGTAGACTTTTATGGTACTCCAACTTTTAAAAGAACAATTTCAGGAAGTTCTAGAAACGGAGACGAGCAAAATGAATACGGTCTCCAAGCAGCTTATAGTTTCTTAGGAATTTCAAATACAGCATATATCGCAAGAGCAGATATCAATTTAAATGACCTGTCTGGAACTTCGACAGTTCCGGGATCAGAAGCATCAGAAGGCCAATGGTGGTTAGACACCCAAAGCACTAAATGGGGTATTTTTGAATGGGATGCTTCTCCAGCTTCTCTTGGTGGCCAAAAGTTTGTTGCTAAAACTCCTATTGTGTTATCAGAATCAGATGCTGACAAAATTGACGGCAACGAACCAGCAAGCGGTGTTGGTAAAGTAGGCGATTACGCTGTAGTTGCTAAGTCAGATGTTATTAGATATTTTTACAAAGGTAAAGACTACACAGGCCTAGCTACTTCAGCAGCTTGGACACTAGTTGGTTCAAAAGATTGGAGAGGTACATCTCCTACAATAGTTACTACAACAGCAGGATATGCTTCTTCAGGCCTATCAAGCAGTGGCTATAAATTTATAATCAACGGTGTTTCAATCACTGTTGGTTCGGGCAATGATCTTGCTACTGAAATGGTTAGCTTGATCAACGGTTATGCTATACAAGGCGTTAGAGCAGGAGTAGTAAACGGCAAAGTTGGTTTCTTTGTAACCAGCAACACTGACGAAGCAGGCGATTCTACAGATACAGAAGGTGCTTCTATTACATTCCAAACAAGTCCAGAAAATCCATCAATTACTATTGCTAGTATTTTTGGATTCGCAGAAGGACAGTATTTTGCTCCTGACTTAGCTATTGCTCCACACACCACAGTTCCACAGTGGAAAGCTGGCACACAAGAGCCTCGTCCAAGTGGATCAGTTTGGGTTAAATCAACAGAACCAAACAGTGGCGCTCGTTGGAGAATTAAGAAATGGAACAGTTCATCTAAAGCATGGATTGAAACTGTAGCTCCTTTATACAGCGCAGGCCACACAGCTATCTATGGTCTAGATAAAGCCAGCGGTGGAGAGAAAATTTCCAAAGATGCTGTCTATGTTCAGTATAACTATTCAGAAGATACTGGCTATGATGACACTCCACAAACAGCTAGTTTTAAAATTTTTGTAAGACGAGCAACTGGCGCAACAGCCATTGTTTCAGATCAAATTGGTACAGGTACATTATCTGCTGGTTCTAAATCGTTTACAATTAGAGAAAGCGTACTAGGCAGCAGACTGTTAGGAACTCCAGATCCGTTAGGAATCAGTGCTCCAGCTCCAGTTACTATCACATTTACCGCGGCCAGCAATGCCACAGACGCAAACGCTATTGCCGAAGCAATTAATGCTTCAACTTTGGTTAACGTAGAAGCATCTGTTTCTAACGGTAAACTAGTAATCAGTCACAAACTAGGTGGCGAATTTAGACTGTTAGACACTAACGATGCTCTAGCAGACATTGGCTATACAGGTTTTAATATCTCAAACGGCGACGGCACAGTTGACTTATATGATGCGCCAGCTGGTGAAACATACGACTTTATTGCCAGCAATTGGTTGCCAATGGCAGGTTCTGCTACAGGTTATGTAGCTGACATGGATCCTCCATTAAACGATCCAACAGATGGACAGCTATGGTATTCAAGTTCTCTAAACCAAATTGATATTATGGTCCACGACGGTAACACTTGGGTAGGATACCTAAACGAGTTTCCGTCAGCTGATCCAGCAGGCCCAATAATTTCTGCTACAAAACCAGTAAAACAAAGCGACGGCGCATCAAATCTTGCTGCTGGCGATTTATGGATTGACAGCAGTGATACTGAAAACTATCCAACAGTATATCGTTGGAACACAGATACTTTAAAATGGGTTCAAATTGACACTGGTGATAACACTTCTGAAGAAGGAATATTATTTGCCGATGCTCGTTGGACTACAGGTCCAGGTGCCGGAACAGAAAGCACTGAGCCAGCAGATATTGCTGACTTGTTAGTGTCAGATTTCTTAGACTTTGACGCACCTGATCCAGAATTGTATCCACAAGGTATGCTGTTATGGAACACACGTAGAAGTGGGTTCAATGTTAAAGCATATCGCGCAGACTATGTTAGCACAGAAGATGATAATCCAAGACAAGGCGATGAATCAATGGCTGACTATCAGCCAGCACGTTGGGTCACAGTGTCAGGGTCAACATTTGGCCGTAAAGCACAGCGTCAAGTTATTGTAGCTGCTTTAAAAGCAACTATTACAACTAACCAACAAATTAGAGAAGACGAAGTTCGTAGTTTTAATCTAATTGCTTGCCCAGGATATCCAGAAGTTCTACAAAATCTAGTTGATTTAAACAATGATCGTGGAGGTACTGCGTTTGTTGTTGGTGACAGTCCAATGCGTCTAGCCGCAGACACTACTTCGATCACTAACTGGGGAAGTAACGCTAACGGTGCTACTGACAACGGTGACTCAGGTTTAGTAACGTATGATCCATACGCAGCGGTATTTTACCCAAGCGGATTGACCAACGATAACACTGGTAACAGCATTGTAGTTCCAGCAAGTCACATGATGCTAAAAACTATTGCTCTAAGCGACCAAGTTGCTTATCCATGGTTTGCTCCAGCAGGTATTCGTAGAGGTGCTATTACTAACGCAACCGCAGTTGGTTACATTGACACAACATCAGGTGAGTTCAAATCAGTGAGCTTAACTGAAGGTCAGCGTGATGCGCTGTACAATGTCAAAGTTAACCCACTAACATTCTTTAACGGTGTTGGCCTAGTTAACTATGGTCAAAGAACACGATCAGCTGGAAGTTCAGCACTTGATCGTATTAACGTAGCACGTCTAGTAGTTTATCTAAGAACACAGCTGAATAAACTAGCTAAACCGTTTGTTTTTGAACCTAACGATAAGATCACTAGAGACGAAATCAAACAGGCAATTGAAAGTCTATTGTTAGAGTTAACTGGTTTACGAGCAATCTATGACTATGCTGTTGTATGTGATGAAACAAACAATACACCAGCAAGAATAGACAGAAACGAGTTGTATGTTGATATCGCAATAGAACCTGTAAAAGCTATTGAATTTATCTACATACCATTAAGACTTAAGAACACAGGAGAGATTCAGGGCGCAAGAGCATCGTAATTAGAAGGGGTTTATACCCCTTTTGATTCGTGATAAATAACATTACCCGGAGCAAACAGATATGGCAATTTCAACACTATCAAAATTATCAGTACCCTTAGCAACTGATGCTTCATCATCAAGTCAAGGCTTGTTGATGCCTAAGCTAAAGTATAGATTTAGGGTCACACTACAGGGCTTCGGTGCTAACGGTACGGTGCCCACAGAGCTAACAAAACAAGTAATGGACATTACTCGTCCTAAGATTAACTTTGAAGAAATCGAACTTCCAGTTTACAATTCTAGAGTATATCTAGCTGGTAGACACAATTGGGAGCCGTTAACACTCAACGTTAGAGATGACGCTACTGGAGCAATCCAAAGATTGTGCGGAGAACAAATTCAGAAACAATTTGACTTCTTTGAACAGTCTGGCGCAGCATCTGGACAAGACTACAAGTTTACCACAGTTATTGAAGTACTAGACGGCGGTAATGGTACACAAACACCAAACACATTAGAAACATTTGAATGCTATGGTTGTTTTGTACAAAATATTGACTACGGCGATCTAAACTACACAACCAACGAAGCAGCCAGCATATCATTAGCTATTAGATATGACAACGCTATTCAGTACAAAGGCGGCGGCGTTGACGGCATTGGCCGTAATATTGGTGCTAGAACAATTGGCGCACTATCAACTGGTGGTGGCGGTTTGTAACAGTTACACAGTAATTAAAAAGCCCAATTTAAAGTTGGGCTTTTTTTACGACTAAATAATTATATGGCAGATAAAACTACTAGATTTTTACAAGGCTTTGGTGCCGGAATAACTAATCCCAAAGGAAACCTTGGTGATGCTCGTCACGCGGCACGTCTTTATACTGATCACACCTTTGCTCGAGCACCTCGAACAAAGTTCATGTACTATGTGTATCTTGAACTAAACCCAAAGGCTATTCGATCAGCATCATGGAAACTTAGACATCAATTAGAAGCTGGGCTGTTAGTTAAATCAGCAGATTTACCTAAAATTACCATGGAACACGAAGTTAAAAATATGTACAACAAAAAGAAAGTTGTATATAAAGATATAAAATTTGAGCCGTTAAATCTTCAATTCCATGATGATAATCTAGGTATTACCAATTCGTTATATGCGTTATATTACGGATACCATTCACCAGAACGATTTTTAACTACAGAAGTAGCACATGCCGACCCTGGAAGTAGCACAGGAAGTCCATATTGGAAGGAACGTGGTGGTGCTAGATATGGCCTAGATCAAAACGGTAGCGATGAAAGTTTTTTTAAATCTATACAAATTTACACACTAGCTAGAAAATCATGGAACGGATATAAATTAATTAACCCTAGAGTAGTTAATTGGAGCCATGGCTCAGTTGATCAAACAGCCAGTAACGGAACTATTGAAAGCGGCATGACAGTGGTCTATGAAAGTGTAATGTATGGTCAAGGAGTGGTTACAAAAAATGGAAAATTACCTCCACAGTTTGGTACCGTACACTACGACAAAGTTCCAAGTCCATTAAGTCTAGGTGGCGGAGTGAATCCAAGCATATTTGGACTTACTGGAGTATTTGGCCAACCAACAGAAATTCTTCAAGATGCTGCGGATATTTTTAAAGACTATTACGAAGCTGGCGACGAAATGGGCGGCGGCCTATTACAAACTGCTATTAAAGCTGTTAATTTTTATAAGAGTGTGGCCAGCATCAGTAAAGAAAGTTTAATAGCGGATGCTACAAATATTTTAGCTTCGCCAAACGCACTCACTAATGTCACTAGCGGTCTTCCTGGAATTAGTTTTGGAACACCACCGGGTTTTGCCTCAGGCAATGCTCCTGAGGTAACACCTGGGCGGCCAGTAGTAAATTTGGATTAAATTTAAATGAATAATTTCCCATCACAAATTAAATCAAATCTACCAGCGCAAACTGACAGCGTTGACAGCGCAGATTTTGCTAAAGTATATTTTAACAATTATGCCGACCCTGGAGAAGAATATAAATCCGGTGATGTTGATGCGGCTGTTGCGTTCTTAGAACAAAAAGGTTTTGGACAACAAGCATCAATTGTCACCGCTATTATTTTGTTAAAACAAGCAAAGATTGAAAACATCTCAGTTAATGCTTTATTAGATACGCTCAAAGGTTTAGAAAGTTTAGAGTTATCTTCTATTGTTAGTACTATTTTAAATCAAAATAGATCAGCAACATCAAAATTAGGTTACAGAGTAACTCAGTCTGTAAATCAATTTCAAGTTAGAAATGTAGTGGCCTAATGGGTAAATTTGCTCAAGGAAGATTTGAAATGAAAAATCCTGACAAATATATCGGGAAAAGAACTCCTTTGGCTCGCAGTAGTTGGGAATTTGTTTTTATGCGAATGCTTGACGAACATCCAGGTGTACAAAATTGGGCCAGCGAAAGCATACAGATTCCCTACAAAGATCCGCTAACAGGAAAAAGCACAATTTACGTACCAGATTTTTTTGTTGTGTATGTAGACAAAGACAAAAACAAACACGCAGAAGTCGTTGAAGTAAAACCCAGTAACCACATGTTAAAAGAACGTGTGGGCAAGAGTTTATATAATCAAGAACAATATGTAAAAAACATAGCCAAATGGGAAGCTGCCAATGCTTGGTGTAAACAACAAGGCATTCGTTTTCGAGTAGTCAACGAAGACGATATTTTTCATAAAGGCACAAAGCGCAGATAAGTAAAGTATGACTAAAAAATTAGAAGAACTTTTTAATCTTGACACGCCAACTCCAGAAGTTGTGCCCGAAATAGAAGCTGAGCAATCAAAGGACCAAGTACGCAGCCTTGAACGCAGCTATAAAGAAATTGAACACATAGCTGGGACTTTGCCAGCAATTGACGACCTCGAAAATTTAGACGAAAAGGATCTAGACGACCTAGCTAAAAAAGCAGAATTAGCCTACGACGATCTAATGGATTTGGGCATGAACGTAGAAGTTCGCTACAGCGGCCGTATTTTTGAAGTGGCAGGTACTATGATGAAAAACGCCATAGATGCTAAATCAGCAAAGATTGATAAAAAATTAAAGTCAGTAGAATTAAAACTTAGAAAGCTCAAAATAGACAAAGATGCGGGAGAAGATGACGGAAATATGCTTAACGGGCAAGGATACGTTATTACTGATCGCAACGAGCTTCTTAAAAAACTTTCAGGAAAAGCATAAATATGAGTATGAAAACATTTAATGAATATCTTACCGAAAGCAAGAAAACATATGGTTTCCGTATTAAGGTAGCCGGTAATCTAGCGGAAGGATTTGCCGATAAAGTTAAGTCAGGTTTGGCAAAATACGGTTGTATGAAAGTTGAAAAATCAACTACAACACCTATTCGCCCTACAGCATTAGATTTTCCAGAATTAAAAAACATCGAAGTAACAATGTTTGAAGCTGATTGCGAATATCCTGTAACACCGCAACAAGTATCTATCCTTATTCGTGAATTCACTGGGATGCCGGAAAGTCATTTCCGTGTAAGAAATATCAACGACACTTCAGAAGAAGGATATTTTGATCCAGCAGAGCCCAACGGCAAATCATTGTTAAACACAGATTTAACAGATCCAGAAAAAATCCGTCATAGAGATTATTTTGGTGACGACCACGTAACAAACTTTTTAAAAGACATTGCCAAAGAAGCAAAAGCTCGTAAAAAAGACGAAGGGCAAAATGTCGAATATAAATTACCTAAACATAAAGAAGACAAGGCAGGCACTAAAAGTGCTGTTGGGAGCAAATAATGAATTTTCAAGATATCTACAAAAAAGTAGTTGAACTAGACCAGCCCAAAGCACAGGTTAACGAAGAATGCGGCATGCCTCCAAGTATGGGATCAACACCGTCAACACCTCCACCAAGTGTAAGCATCAATCTTAATGCTCAGGGCATGGATAACATAGAAAGTCTATTTAAATTAATGACTAAAGTTAATCCTGACATGATGCCTAAGACTGCTGAGCCGATGCCTAGTATGACTAACCCAGTAATGAAATTAGCTATGGCTAAAAAGCCAGGAGACGACGTCGAATTAGAAGATGGATTTGACACAGCCACTACTGCGCCTAATCCAGAATACAAAGATATTTCTGCTTCTATTCCTAACGGCAATGATATTCACAAACCTAAAAGAGCATTTCCAGCAACTGCCGGTGGCGATAACCCAATGAATGTTGGCGAACACAGCGATCTAGTTAACAGTATTAAAACACAACTACTAGCACAGTTAGCTGAACATAAAAAACAATAATAGATCATAAGATCCAAATAGGCTCTACGGAGCCTATTTTTTTCAGTAAATATTAGTATGGCAAAATCATTAGATGGCGTATTAATCAAAAAGGCACACAAGCCCGAACGATATACCCTTGAAGAAGTAAAACACCTAGAAGCATGTATGGATCCAGTAACTGGTCCGTTATATTTCATGCGACATTTTTTAAAAATACAGCACCCTGTTAGAGGTGCTATTGACTTTGAACCTTACGACTATCAGGTAAGATTGATCGAAGCATACCATTCACACAAAGATGTAATTGCTATGTTACCTCGTCAGATGGGTAAAACAACCTGTGCCTGCGGATACTTACTTTGGTTTACACAATTTGTTCCTGAAGCACAGGTGTTGATTGCTGCTCACAAGTACGAAGGTGCGCAAGACATTATGAATCGTTATCGTTATGGCTATGAGAACTTGCCAGATTTTATTCGTGCTGGTGTTATCAGTTACAACAGAAACACTATCGAATTTGACAACGGTGCTCGAATACAAGCAACCACAACAACAGAAAATACCGGTCGTGGTAAATCTCTTTCATTGATTTACTGTGATGAGTTTGCGTTTGTGCAACCACCAGAAAAAGCCAAAGAGTTCTGGACTGCGTTAAGTCCAACACTGTCAACAGGTGGTCGTGCTATTATAACATCAACACCTAACTCAGACGAAGATCAGTTTGCTATGATCTGGACTGAAGCTAATAAAAAGTTTGATGAGTATGGCAACGAACAAGAATTAGGTGTAAACGGATTCTTTCCTTACTTTGCTCATTGGAATGAACATCCAGATCGTGATGACGCATGGGCAGCAGTTGAACGCAGTAAGATCGGCGAAGAACGTTTCCGTCGTGAGTTTGACTGCGAATTCTTGATCTTTGATGAAACGCTGATCAATGCTGTAAAACTAGCTGAACTAGAAGGCAAAGACCCTATTATGTCTATGGGTCAAACACGTTGGTACAAAGACATTGATCCTAGATGTACATATCTGGTAGCACTTGATCCTAGTCTAGGCACAGGCGGCGACTACGGAGCAATTCAAGTTTTTGAAATGCCGTCAATGACTCAGGTTGCAGAATGGCATCATAATTTAACACCTATACAGTCGCAGGTTAAACATCTTAGAGAAATTTGTAAGTATATACAATCTCGAGGTGAAGAACTAGGCGGAAATCCGCAGATTTATTATTCTGTGGAGAATAACACCCTAGGTGAAGCAGCACTAATCGTTATCAGTGACATTGGTGAAGAAAACTTTCCAGGTTTATTCTTAAGCGAACCTATACGAAAAGGACACATACGTAAATTCCGTAAAGGGTTTAATACCACACACAGAACTAAAATAACATCATGTAGCATATTGAAAAATATGTTAGAAAATTACAGAATGAAGATCAGTTCAAAACCTTTGATTTCTGAACTTAAAACATTCATAGCACATGGGGTTGGATTTGGAGCAAAAACAGGAGAGCACGACGACTTGGTCAGCTCAACTCTGTTAATTGTACGCATGGCTGGCGTCCTAAGTGATTGGGATCCGCAAATCTACGAAAAAATGACCGAAAAATTAAGCGAAGATCAGATGCCTATGCCGATCTTTGTCAGTTCAGGATTTTGATAAATATTAACATGGAAGATAATCTTAAAAGCGTAAGCACAGACTTATTTTATAAAATAAGAAGCCGTTTCTCTGGCCTAAAACTAGGTTCAGAAACTGGCGAAGTAACCATAAACCCAGAAGAAGCTGTGTTTTTTGATTTTGATTACATGGAGGGCGAAAACCCTATTGGCCATGTAAGCATCAGCCTTGCTGAGCCTTCTAACATGAAGGTCTATTACAGCACTGGTATTGCCGAAGGCATGGACAGTGTTCAAAAAACTAACTGGTATGATTTCCTAAGAGGATTAAGAGAGTTCGCTAAAAGACGTTTAATGAGTTTTGATACTCGCGATATATCTAAAGACAATCTTGATAAAAGAGATTACGCTTTCCTCACTCAATACGCAAACAATTCGCCCATTGGAGAAGCAATTATGAAAGAAGGCATGTATGGTAGCACAAAAACCAGCTATCAAAAATTAGAAAACACAACGCTGATAATCAAGCACAACCAAACAGTTGACGAAAACAGCCCGGGAGCAAGAACAAGAAACATCAGCGCAATGTTCATTGAAAATGGCCAAGGCGAACGTTTCAAATATCCATTTATTCATCTAGCCGGTGCTCGTGCTATGCAAAGACACGTACAGGAAGGTGGATTACCCTACGACGATATTGGTCGACATATCATTAACATGAGTGAACAAATTGCTCAGTTAAAGAATTTTGGAAACTATGTTGTTCGTAACGATTTAATGAATTCCGATACAAATAATATTGTTGAAAAAAGCGGACAGGCACTTAACTCTCTTAGAGAAGAAATTAAAAAACTTGCTAGACAAAATTATTATCATCAATTTAAAGAAACTTTTCAAAGTCAAACACAAGCCGAAGTACCACAAGATGTAATAGAAGATCTTACAAACAAATTTACGGTTAAAAACTTCAAAGAAGATATCAAGAGTGTATTCCCATTGATTTATAATCTAATGAGAGAGGAAGACAACGGATTAGGCTATGACGACATAGTCGCAATGACACAAGAAGCTGTAGAAGAACAAGACCTAAGCACAACATACACATTTGAAAATGATTTTGAAAACTTCGAATCTTGGGTTTTGAATTTAGGCGAAGAATCAGCAATACTCAGCGGTGATGAAGAAGAAAAAACCGCTGCTATTGAAGAATTACAAAAATTAGTAGACGAACATTTTCCAGCAGGCGTAGATGGCTCAAATGCTATTGGCAGTCTCAAAGGCATTATTGACGATCCACAATTACACCAAGAAATAAAACAAGCAGCCAAAGAAGATTCAGACACTTGTGTACGTCCATTAGTATACCAATGGTTACAGGACAACGCACCAGAAGTTATTGATGAATTAGATTTTGGTGACATGGACATGCCTCAACCAGAGTATGATGACGAAGGTGGCGAAACTGACGACGGTTATGCACTAGCATCAGCAGGGTTTGGCTCAGATGAAGACTACGGCGATTATGGCAACGATCAATACGAAGCCAGCGATCCAAATCATCCAGAGTACGACAAACAAGATGACTACGATTTATCGCCAGCACAACGTGGCAAAGGCACAGACAAATATCGCTTACCAGATCCTAAAAAACATGACGACCGTCATGCTCGAGATTTCCGTAAGCGCACAGGTCAAGAAGAATCTTTGAATATTACTGAATTGGCAGCATTTATAGGCTCATTCTATGATAAACAAAACGAAGAATTTCCAAAAGGCCAAACAGCAATTGTAACCATGTGTGGTAAAAAATATGGTGATAAGGCAGCTATACTAGCACAGGAAATGATTGGTAGATTAGACCAACGTAAACTAGCTGGTAATCAACAGGTACTTCAAAATTCAGCATCGAACAGTGATTTAGAAAGAATCAAAAAATTATCAGGCATATAAAAATATATAGATAGTCAAATTGGGCACTTCGGTGCCCTTTTTCTTGATCAGTTTTACCGAACCACGTTTACTGACCATTGCTCTTTGGCGTTATATATACAGTTGCTGAGTATTTCAGCAACAAAACAAAATGGAGATTTTCATATGAAATCGATCGTAGCATTAACCGCTGCTCTTTTTGCAGCAACGACAGCATTTGCTCAAGCACCTGCTAAGAAGGAAGCAGACAAGGAAGTAAAAGCAGCCCCTGCTGCTTCTAAACCTGCTGATGCTAAAGCTGCTCCTGCTAAGAAAGAAGAAAAGAAAGACGCAGCTAAAAAGTAATCTGCGAGTAGAGAAGGTCTCTTTTGAGGCCTTTTCTTTTGGCAAAAAAATATTTTGATACATACTTGACCTTGCTAAATAAAAAGCGCATACTATAACATATGCGTACAAGGCATAACATTTTAGGCATAACACAAGGAGGCATTTAAAATGGCAACATTAGCAGAAATTCGTGCGAAACTTCAAGAAGCACAAACAGGCCCAAGCGGCAAATCAAGCGGCGGCGACAACGCAATTTATCCACACTGGAACATGGAAGAAGGTAAAGAAGCAACTATTCGTTTCTTGCCAGATGGTGATTCATCTAACACATTCTTCTGGGCAGAACGTGCGATGATCAAATTGCCATTCGCTGGTATCAAAGGCGACACAGGCAGCAAGCCAGTACAAGTACAAGTCCCATGTATGGAAATGTGGAATGAAACATGTCCAATTCTTTCAGAAGTGCGTGGCTGGTTCAAAGACAAGTCGTTAGAAGATATGGGCCGTAGATACTGGAAAAAGCGTTCATACATTTTCCAAGGTTACGTAGTGAAAAGTCCTATCGCCGAAGATACGACACCAGAAAACCCAATTCGTAGATTTATTATTGGTCCTCAAATCTATCAAATCATCCGTTCAGCATTGATGGATCCAGAACTCAATGAGTTGCCAACAGATTTCTTACACGGTGTTGATTTCCGTATTGCTAAGACATCTAAAGGTGGCTATGCTGATTATTCTACTTCTAAATGGTCACGTAACGAACGTGCTCTATCAGCTGAAGAAGCAGCAGCGATTGAAACACATGGTTTGTTTAATCTCAAAGATTTCTTACCTAAGAAACCAACTGATGTCGAACTTAAAGTTATCAAAGAGATGTTTGAAGCATCTGTTGATGGCGAAGCTTATGACATGGATCGTTGGGGTCAATACTTCAAACCAGCAGGCATGAGCCAAGCAACTGGTGATCCTTTGAAGGCATCATCACGCCCAGCGGCTGTTGCTGACGAAGTTGATGACGAGCCTGCTCCAGCAGTAAGCCGTCCTGCTCCAGTAGCAGAGACTCAAACAGCAGCCCCTGCTTCTGAAAATAACAGTCGTGCGCAAGACATCCTTGCCATGATTCGTAACCGTCAGAAGTAATATGACTAAACATAGAGTGTGGCGTAATGCCACGCTCTATTTCTCAACAGGGCTATAATAATGACAAAAGCATTCGATATTTCTAAATTTAGAAAATCAATAACTAAATCCATCGAAGGACTTAGTGTTGGTTTTAATGATCCAACAGACTGGATTTCAACAGGCAACTATGCCTTAAACTATTTGATCAGCGGCAACTTTAATCGTGGTGTTCCGTTGGGCAAAGTCACAGTATTTGCTGGCGAATCTGGCGCAGGTAAATCATATATCTGCTCAGGCAATCTTATTCGTCACGCACAAGAACAAGGTATCTATCCAATTTTAATTGACAGCGAAAACGCTCTAGATGAAAAATGGCTACACGCACTAGGTGTAGATACCAGCGAAGGTAAACTGTTAAAACTTAACATGGCAATGATCGACGATGTTGCTAAAACCATTCATGAATTTATGAATGAGTACAAAGCAATGGCAGACGAAGACAAACCTAAGGTTTTATTTGTTATTGATTCACTAGGTATGTTACTGACTCCAACAGACGTTAATCAGTTTGAAGCAGGCGATCTTAAAGGTGACATGGGCCGTAAACCTAAGGCACTAACCGCATTGGTTCGTAACTGCGTTAACATGTTCGGTAGCCATAATGTTGGTCTAGTAGCAACTAATCACACATATGCTAGCCAAGATATGTTTGATCCAGATGACAAGATCTCCGGCGGACAAGGCTTTATCTATGCGTCTAGTATTGTTGTTGCTATGCGTAAGCTGAAGTTAAAAACAGACGCCGACGGCAATAAGACTACAACTGTAAATGGTATTCGTGCCGCATGTAAGATCATGAAAACACGTTACGCAAAGCCATTTGAAAGTGTACAAGTTGAAATTCCTTATGAAACAGGTATGAGTCCATATAGTGGATTAGTCGACTTGTTTGAAGCCAAAGGTATGCTCAAGAAAGAAGGAAACAGTCTTGTATATGTGACCAAAGAAGGTGAGATCATCAAGCAGTTCCGCAAGGCTTGGGAGAAAAATGAAAAGGACGGTCTTACCATTATGATGGAAGACATTTCAAAACATGGCGAAAATTCCGTATCAGAGATAACTACAAATGTTGAACCTGAAACGGAGACCCAAGAATGAAAGATGATTTGATTGCCGATATCTGGAATGTAATGAGCGAGCATATTCCAGAAAAATTCAAAAAAGACGTAGCCGCAGACTTTGTTAGTACTCTGTTAGACTACGGTGTAAAAGAATCAGTGCTCGACAATCTTTTAGGAATTGATCCTTTCCTTGACGAAGCTATAGAATATTCCCTAGACGGAGAAGACTACAGCGACGATGAGGATAGTTATGATGATGAGGATCAATGAACTGGTACGATAAGATCTCCAAGGATATTTCACATATTCCAGACGCTGCTGTATATTATGAATCAGAATTACAAGCAGCAAAGGTTGAAGTTAAGATCTATGGGAATGTCGAAAAAGCAGCAGCAAATATGCCTGGAATAATCGAGCATCGCTTTAATCAGCTACAAGAGATTGAAGCGGTACTCGAGTACCTTAACATTGAACTACGTCGTTTAAAAAGTCAGCATTTTAGAAAATATCTTGAAAATTATCAACGTGCTTTGTCGTCAAGAGACTGTGAAAAATTTGTAGACGGCGAAGCTGACGTTGTAGACTTTGAGAAAATTATTAACGAATTTGCTCTGCTACGTAATAAGTGGCTAGGCATTATCAAAGCACTTGATCAAAAGCAATGGCAGTTAACTAACATTGTTAAACTGCGTGTTGCCGGTATGGAGGACGCAACGCTTTGAAAATAGGTATTATTGGTTTTGGTTTTGTAGGCGGCGCAGTAGGTTGGGCATATAGAAATGCTGATCTTATTATTAGAGATCCTAAACTACAAGACTCAGCAAGTTTAGATAAGTTTGTAGATCGAGATGCTATCTTTATTTGTGTGCCTAGTCCGTCAACGGAAGATGGCCACTGCGATACTTCTATCCTTGAACAAGTATTAAAAGAATTGTTGTTTGTAACAATTCAAAATCCCAAGGTTGTATTGATTAGTAAATCTACTGCGCCACCGAGCGTCTATAAACGACTTCAACAAGAATATCCAAATCTTATTCATGTACCGGAGTTTTTAACACAGGCAAATGCCAATGCTGATTATGCTAATGCAGACTACTGTGTTATTGGCGGAGATTACGATTGGGCAGTTAGAGCTCGAGAAGTCCTTGTCTACGGTCGTAAATTAACCCACAACAAACATATTATTGTCCCAATTGAAACTGCTTCAATGTACAAGTATATGATGAATAGTTATCTTGCTGCTAAAGTAACATTTATGAATGACTTTAAAAAACTTGCTGACGCAGAAGGAGTTGATATCAAAGACCTAGCATACTTAGCGGCCTATGATGATCGAATTGGTACAACGCATATGGAAGTGCCAGGACCTGATGGCCAGTATGGTTGGGGTGGCGCCTGTTTTCCTAAAGATGTTGCTGCGATAATAATGGAAGGACTAGACCTAGGAGTTGATCTTAAACTACTAGGCCGAGTTGAAGATATTAATAAGAAACATCGAGCTCTTTGAGTTTTTCTTCTACGTAATCTTCTATACGTTTAGTAGGTTGCCAACCTAGTACAGTTTTAATTTTTTCGTTGTTGGCCAATGTGATATAAGCCTCGCCTAATCGCGGGGCTATCATTTTTGTATTCTCTGAAATCATCGCAGCAAGTTCTAGCACAGAATGATTTGTACCTGTGCCAACATTAAACACTTCACCGTATCGTTCGTGATCTACAGACATTGCTAGTATATTAGCATTTACAATATCGCCGACGTGAGTAAAATCTCTACGTTGTGTTCCGTCTGGAACTATGGTTAATGATTCGCCTGCTTTGTGTTGTCTTAGAAACAAACCTACCACAGGAGCATATGGACCACGTAAGGGTTCTCTATCGCCATAGACATTAAAATATCTAAAAATCACAGTTGGTAATTTAAATAAATCCGTGTACATTTTACATAGTTTTTCGCCGGATACTTTTGATACTGAATAAGGATTAAGACAATCGTCTGGCATGTCTTCACTCAAGGGTGGTTCATTTTTTAAACCGTAACCAGATGATGTGGAACTATACATCACTTTTTTGACACCGGCTTCCCTACTACATTGTAATACTGTTGCTGTGCCTAGTACATTGGTTTTAACAGTTCGCAGTGGGTTTAAAATTGTAGGCTGTATTCTAGATTCAGCAGCACAATGGAATACGTAATCAACACCTTCGTATAATTCTCTTGTTAATTCATAGTCAGCAATGTCGTATTTGTAATACCAAGCTCTATTATTATAATAAAATTGATCGTGTGTTTCTGCTGTTTCTGTATCAAGAACAACAACTTCGTGTCCTAGGTCTATTAAGCGATCAACAATATGTGAGCCAATAAACCCAGCTCCTCCAGTTACTAATGATTTCATTTTAATGTGTCCCAATTTATGCGTCTAACTAATGATTCTTTTTCATCCATTGTTTTTGATCTACCGATTACCTGAGGATGTATTTCCATTTTTATTATTTCTGAGTTCATCGCAACATCTGAAATTATGTAAGAATTTTTGTATGTTTCTACTAATTTTTTAGCAGCCACAGGTTTAATAATATATCCCGAAGTTCCTGGAATAAA